TTTTTTTTTTTCTATTATTAAATTAGATTAGTATTATAAAATGGGAGGCGGTCTATTACAATTAGTTGCTTATGGCGCACAAGATGTTTATTTAACTGGTAATCCTCAAATTACCTTCTTCAAAGTAGTTTATAGAAGACACACTAACTTCGCTCTAGAATCTATACAACAAACTTTCAATGGTTCTGTTGGATATGGCAGTAGAGTAACTGCCACTATTTCTAGAAATGGTGATTTAATATCAAGAGCTTATTTAGTTCTAGGAGTTGGTTCTGCTGTAACTAAATTATGTAACTATTTTGGTTTAAGAGTTATAAAACATGCTGAAGTCGAAATTGGTGGTCAAAGAATAGATAAACATTATTCGGATTGGATGTATATCTGGAATGAATTAAGTATGCCTGTTGGCAAAAAAGAAGGTTATTTTGAAATGATTGGTGGTGCGGGTGGTGATTTGAAAGACAAATCATTATATGTGCCATTAGAATTCTGGTTCTGTAGAAATATTGGTTTAGCGTTACCTTTAATTGGTTTACAATATCATGAAGTTAAAATTAATATACAATTTGAAGAAGCGTTAAATGTTTTAAATAATGGTGTTACTGCTAGTAATGCTGGTAATTTAACTGCTTCTTTATGGGTAGATTATATCTATTTAGATACTGATGAAAGAAGAAAATTCGCTCAATCTTCTCATGAATATTTAATTGAACAATTACAATTCACTGGTCGTGAATCCGCTTCTAACAAAATCAAATTAAATTTCAACCATCCTGTTAAAGAATTAGTATGGGTTGTGCATAACCCTGACCAGACCCAAGTCACTGGCTCCAACGCTAACGTTCCCAATAATAATTGGTTCAACTATACATCTACCCAGACTACTGTTAGCGATTCTGGCAATGGTGGTAATAGTTATGCTTCTCTTTGTACATCATTAGGTCCATCGGGTACCGCCGCGAATAGTGTAACTCAAGGTAAATTAATATTAAATGGCAATGACCGATTCTATTCTAGAGACGGTAGATATTTCAATTTAGTTCAACCTTACCAACACCACGAAAATGTACCAAATAATGCAGGTATTAATGTATATTCTTTTGCATTAAAACCTGAAGAACATCAACCATCTGGAAGTTTGAATATGTCTCGTATAGATACTGCTGTATTAGACTTGCAATATGAAGGTGGTACTTCTTCAACTAAACAAGTATCTATATTTGCTGTAAATTACAACGTATTAAGAATATTATCTGGTATGGGAGGCATTGCTTACTCCAACTAGATATTTTTTCTGTTTTTTTTTCTATTATTATAGTATAAGATACATATAATATATGGGCGGCGGTTTATTACAATTAGTTGCTTATGGTGCTCAAGATGTTTATCTAACTGGTAATCCACAAATAACATTCTTTAAAGTTGTTTATAGAAGACATACAAACTTCGCTCTAGAATCTATACAACAAACTTTTAATGGTACTGTTGGATATGGCAGTAGAGTAACTAGTACTATTGCTAGAAATGGTGATTTAATATCGAGAGCTTATTTAGTTATAAAATCGTCTGCAAATAATTTATGCCCCTATTTTGGTTTACGTGTCGTAAAGCATGCTGAAGTTGAAATTGGTGGTCAAAAAATGGACAAACATTATTCGGATTGGATGTATATCTGGAATGAATTATCATTGCCAGTATCAAAAAAAGAAGGTTATTTCAAAATGGTTGGTGGTTCAGGAAGCAAAGGTAATTTAACAGTAACAGGCACACCTGTTCTTAGTGAAAATAATTTTTCAACAGTAAAAGAGACTACTGGTAGCGCCGATGCTTATTATCCATTAGTAATAGGTGGTAGTGGTTTTGGTTTACAATTAAAAGTTGTTGTTGCAGAAAACGGCAACCTTACTACAACAATACATAGGTCCGGTGCTGGATATAAAACTGGAGATACATTTACATTAGACCTTAGTGTTTTTAAAGCGAATTTAAAAACTGGCGAAAACATCCTCTCAGGTGCAAGTGGTGAAATTACTTCAGTAACAGTAACGAGTTTGAATTTTGTAACATTAACAGATGCAAATGAATTAGATACATTATATGTACCTTTAGAATTTTGGTTTTGTAGAAATGTTGGTTTAGCTTTACCTTTAATTGCTTTACAATATCATGAAGTTAAAATTAATATTCAATTTGAAGATGCTAAAAAATGTACAAATGGTGATGGTAATTCATTACCAAGTACTATGGATTTATCTGCTCATTTGTGGGTAGATTATGTATATTTAGATACAGATGAAAGAAGAAAATTTGCACAAACATCACATGAATATTTAATCGAACAATTACAATTCACCGGATTTGAATCATTAAGTAATAAAGTAAGACTAAATTTCAATCATCCAGTTAAAGAATTAATATGGACTATAACAAGTAATAAAACCGAAAGACCTAATGAAAATTGGTTTAATTATACAAATAATGAAACTGTAGTAAATGTATTAGAACTAACTGATTATGATGATATTAAAAAATTATTAGGACCAAATAGTAAAACAGCAAATCCAGTTGAAGGTGCAAAATTATTATTAAATGGCAATGATAGATTTACAAAAAGAGATGGGATGTATTTCAATATGATACAACCATTCCAACATCATGAAAATATACCAAATAATACAGGTATAAATGTATATTCTTTTGCATTAAAACCGGAAGAACATCAACCATCTGGCACATTAAATATGTCTCGTATTGATACATCTTTCATTTCTCTTGATTATGATTCTACAAAATATAATAACAATAGTGTTTTTGCAATATATGCAATAAATTATAATGTATTAAGAATATTATCCGGTATGGGTGGTATTGCATATAGTAATTAAATTATTGAAATTCATATAAGACTATTTTTTTTCTCCTATTATAGTATAAAGATATTATATGGCTGGCGGTCTATTACAATTAGTAGCATATGGTGCTCAAGATGTTTATCTAACTGGTAATCCTCAAATTACATTTTTCAAAGTTGTATATAGACGTCATACTAATTTTGCTATAGAATCTATTGAACAAACTTTTAATGGAACTTCTAGTATTGGTTCTAGAGTAAGTGTTTTGGTTACTAGAAATGGGGATTTAATAAATAGAATATATTATAAAGGTAAAATAACAAATAATGATCAAACCAAAGCATGTGCTTTAGTGCCATATTTTGGTTTAAGATTATTAAAAAATATTGAATTAGAAATTGGTGGTCAGCGCATAGATAAACATTATTCAGAATGGATGTATATATGGAATGAATTAAGTATGCCTGTTGGCAAAAAAGATGGTTATGATAAAATGGTTGGAGGCAATAAACGCAATAGTTCAATATTACTACCTAGTGGAGAATCATATACTCTATATGTTCCTTTAGAGTTTTGGTTTTGCAGAAATGTAGGGTTGGCTTTACCATTAATTGCTTTACAATATCATGAAGTTAAAATTAATATTGAATATGCTCAATTGAGTGATATGGTTGATATAACTAAGGGAAACTATTCTTATGATGGTGATGCTAGAGAAACTGATGATAATTCTAATCATACTTCTAAATCAGTTGAATTAGAAGATTCTGAATTATGGGTTGATTATATTTTCTTAGACACAGATGAAAGAAGAAGATTTGCACAATTATCTCATGAATATTTAATTGAACAATTACAATTTACAGGTTCTGAAAGAATAACATCTGGTGTTACACAAGGAGGTCAAACATCTTTAAAAAGTGTTAAATTAAATTTCAATCATCCTTGTAAAGAAATTGTTTGGGTTGTTAAACCAGATGCTGTTCCTTCAGGAAATGTAAATACAGACACAATGTATAGATTTGATGCCACCGCAAGTAAACCATATTGGAATAATTATTCTAATAATCAATATAATGAATATAATCATTATGAATCTATTGATGGCGCGAATGAACCCATTGGTTATAATTGTGAAAATCCTGTAAAAGCAGTAAAATTACAATTAAATGGAAATGAAAGATTCAGTGAAAGAGAAGGTGAATATTTTTCTGTTGTACAACCATATCAACATCACGAGAATACTCCAGGTGATTATAAAAAAGGTATTAATTTATATTCTTTTGCATTAAAACCAGAAGAACACCAACCATCAGGAACTTTAAATATGTCTAGAATTGATAGTTCGCATTTACAAATTGCAACAGAAAAATCTGGTCTAATAAATATATTTGCAGTTAATTATAATGTTCTTAGAATATTATCTGGAATGGGTGGTTTGGCTTATTCTAATTAAAAAATGATAATTTTATTATTTATTTTTTTTAATATTATGTTTAGAACAAACTTAGTACTAATTTTATTTATGTTATTTATAAATTATAACATATATGGTTTTGTAATGACACCGATTATTAAAGAATATAAATTAATTAAAGTTAATCATAATAAAGTAACAAGGATAAATTTATTTAATTTAACTAATAATTTAGAATATAAAGATAACTTTGATAACAAATTTGAAATTATTCAAGAAAAATTCTTATTATTTTTCAAAACTTTAAGCGATGTTTTATTAATATATATCTATGTATTTAATATATTTTATATTTTATACATTATTAAACATATGTAATAATATATAAAATAATAATAATATATATTTATTAATATTATGAAATTTATATATTTACTATTATTTATTAACACTTATGCTGTATTTAGTTTTAATTATTTGAAATTTAATAACAAATTTAGAACCAAAAAGAGTATTTTATTTTCAAATAAATATAATAATATTTATTTAAATAAAAATAATTCACGTGTTTTACAAACATCAACTTATTTAGAATCATTGGAAAAAAAAAAAACATTTAATAATCCAAAAATTGTTACAAATATTTCATTTGATAATATAATGTTATATAATAATTATATTGAAACTATTTATGATAATAAAAATCAATTTTTAATAATTGAATTCAAAAATAATACAAGACATGTTTATTATTATATCAATAATTATTTACATATTAATGAAATAATAAAAAATTCAAATATTTATTATATTAATTTACATGATTATCCTAAATATATAATAAATAGTCCTTTTGGTTTTTTACATTTGAAAAAAAATAATAATAATTAATAAGAATGATTAAAAATATTAAAATAATATTATTTATATTATTAATTATGATAATATCTGTAATATTAATTATAATTATTAATAAATATACAGAAGAGGAAAAATTTACAGAATTATCTAATACATTAGCAATACCAGAAGTACAAAAAAAGGCAGGTTTAATTGATAATGAAGATGCTATTATTGCTAATGATGATAAAACATTAAATGAACAAATAAAATATATTTCTGGTCCACCTGGTCCACCTGGTCCTCGTGGTGATAGAGGACAAATTGGACCTCAAGGAGGTGAATGTAAATGTAAAATGCCATTACTAAAATTTATAAATGAAGAAGGTAATATATTAGCAACATATCCAGAAAATAATTATCCATCACTTGATGAAATAATAGAAGATGACTTAGTAGAATTGACAATACCGGTACCAACTGGTAATAAGGGAGAAACAGGAACTCAGGGAGTAATAGGACCAGGTGGTTTTGGTTATCCAAGTGATTTATAATATGTATTATATATTATGATAATACCTAAATATCTTCCAGATGATATAGTTGATTATATATATTCTTTAATATTATATGAAAAACCAAAAATATTATTAGATGATATAAAAAATTATTATTCAACAATACAAAAAATTAAATATTTAGAAAATAATTTAATTATTAATAAATTATTTGAATATAATTTTATAGATTTTACAGTACCAAAACCAATTTCTACATTATATAGAAATAATCATAAAAAAAATACAAAATTATTAATTAATTTGTGTTTTGCAAAAAAAAATCTTAAAGAAAGACATAAAATGTTAGAAAAAATATTTACGACATCTCTTTATAATATATTATTATTAGAGTAATTTAGCTTCTTTCATTACTCTAATTAGTCTAGTTAAACCAATACCACCACCTGATCTTTCAAAAAAATCAAATTCTAAAAATTCTTCTAATTCTTTATCAACTCTTTCTTTTGTAAAATTACTGTATAAAATGTTAGCATAACTTCCATCGCTAATTTCGTGAAATTGTTTTCTCATTTCTTCTCTATCTGTTGAACGTTGGGCACTACCAATTGTTTCAATACCATTAATAATAACATCTATTTTTTTTGCATATCCGCCGAGGTCATCATTATTGGCTTGTTTCATATTCCAAAAGGGTGAGCTATAATTTGGGAAATGTTTTAAGAAAAATACGGGTCCATTATCTTTATAGAGTTGTGTTTCGTGTTCGTGTTCTAATTCTCTAACACCATATTTATTAGCAACATCCATATAATCTCCTTCAGGATATTCTTTGTTTTCATAAAATTTACCGAAACCAAGATGATTTAGAAGTTCTACTTCCATTTTTTTCATTGCTTCCATATCACCTTTCATTTCAAATTCGAACATAGGAAAGATTTTGTCATGTCTTCCAGGAACTGGATTTGGTTCATTTCTATAACTTGTACTTACGCAATAAAAACCTTTAGCTTCTGGATTAGATAATAGTTCATATTCTAACCACATTTGACCAGTTTGTGGTAAAGGCCAAACTTGACCAGCATAACTATATGTTGAAATTGTACGAGGATCTTCACATGCTGCAAGAATACTTAATCTACTTTGAGTATGAACCTCTTCAAAACCTTTTGAATCAAAAAATTCTCTTAGTTTTTTAACGGTATTTGTATAATCGCAATTATTTATAATACCAATTTTACTCGTCATTTTTCTTTATATATTGACAATTTTTTTCTTTAAGTATTTTTAAAAAAAATGAAAATTATATTATTTATATTTAAATATATGAACAATTTCAAACAAGATACATTTTATTTTAATTTATTAAAAACAAATAATGTTAATAATGATTTAATAAATGTATTAAATGATAATATTAATAATTGGAATATAAAGAATATTGTAATAAATTTTCAAATGTATATTGTATATTTTATTGTATATCATAATAGATTATTTATAAAACCTATTTATAATTATAATACTAAAATATTTAAAGAAATATTCCATTTTAATTTTCTAAATTGGTTTCGTACTGATAAAATTGTAGAAATTGTAGAGTATTAATAAAATTATTTTTATTTAAAACTAAATTATTAAGTAAATAATATGCAATTATTAATATATTTTATCATTTTAATTAATTTAATATATTATGTAAATTCTTTTACAATTAATTATCCAACTTTTACTAAAAACAAAGCTGTAATTTCAAATATTGACATTAAAAAATTAACAACTGATGATAAATTAGAATTACAAAACTTATTTAATATAGTTCCAATGTTAGTTTTTAAAAATCAAAAAATTAATCCAAAAGAGTATTATGATTTATGTAAAATTTTTGATAAAAATAATAAAAAAGATATATTACATCCATGGTATACTGCAATTCCGTCTGTTCCACAAGTTTCTATAAGAGGTAATACAAATACATCTGGTATTTTTAATACAGCTAATATAAATTTAGATGATATAACTTCATATTTCGTATATAATTATGTATGGCATCAAGATTTAGTAGGTCATCGTAAACATTTGCCACCAATTGTTAGTAGTATGTATATGTTAAAAACGCCAAAAAAAAATAAAATAAGTACTGTATATGCAAGTCTTGAAGATGCGTATGATAGTTTAGATTTATCACTTAAAAAAGAAATAAAAGACTATAATGTTATTAATGTTGATTCATTAACTAGATTGAAAGATGTAAGTTATGATTATACGGGTTATATTAGAAAAGATAAAAATAGATACTATGATGATGATATATTTATTAAAGATCCATTTGTTATATATTCTGATAAAACTAAATATAGAAAATCATTACTAATTAATCCCAATAGATTTTTTAAATTTGATAAACTAGATTATGATGATAGTTTAGAATTGTATAGACATATTATGAAAAATAATGTATTATATGATAGTAATATATTTCATCATAATTGGGATGAAAATGATATAGTAATTTGGAATAATCGTAAATTAATACATACATCAACGCCAACAATTGAATATAATAGTAAACATAATAAAAAAGAAAGAATGTTTATTCAATGTTTTTTAGCAACTAATGAACCATTATTACCTTCGTCTTTAATTAATCAAGAACCTATATTCCTTCCTATTATTAATGAAAAATTATGATTTAATAACTTGGTATAGTAATAATAAAAATACAAAAAAATTTAGAATATCTAAAATTAAAAATTGATTTTTTTATATATGGAATTATATATATATATAAAATAGAGAAAACTAGAAATATGGAATTTAAAAATGATTCCGAATTAATAAGAATTATTAATAGTATTTTAGAACTCAAAGAAGATAGTTTTAAAATATCTGTTAATAATAACGATTTAAATTGGACTGAATATGAATTTAATAATTTTGTAAACTCTATTTCTAATACCGATTATGAAGAAGTTATTAATAATGAAATATTAGAAGTTGAAGATGAAAATGGTAATATATTAGTTATTACAGATATATCAAATATATTAAAATATTGTAACAGTAATGTTTATAGTAATATTAATAATTATAAATGGATTAGTAAAAATTCATTATATAATAATTTAGAAAAAGATTTATTTGATTATTATATTTATTTTGATATAATTAAAGAAAGTAATATTGAAAAAGAACCTGAAAATTGGAAAATTAATAAAAAAAAATTTAAAATAACTAAAAAATTTTCATATTTAGATAAAAAAAATAATATTGAATATTCCGCTATACTTGAAAGAAGTGAAAATGAATATTTTACAAATTTAAAAGAGTCTAATATTTTTAAAAAAAAACAGGATTACAAATTCGAAATAACAATTACTAATGATAGTAAAGAATATATTATTCAATCTTTACTTAATTTATTACATTATATTACTCAATATCCTAAAATTATAACAAAAGAAACGCAAAATAATGTTTTGAAAAAATATAATGATTTAATTAAAGATGATGTTAAAATTATGTCATATAATAAAAAAGGATCTATACCATTATTAACACCCAAACCTATTACATTAGAAAAAGTTAATTTAATTGATCCAAAAGAATATGGTTCAGTAAGTATATTAGAGGGTTATACGGTTACAGAGAAGGCAGATGGAGAAAGATTATTAATGTATATTGATGATATTGGTGATATATATATGATTAATAATACATATAATGTTATTAATACTGGTTTGAAATCTTTATCAAATTTATATAATAGTTTAATTGATGGTGAATATGTTACATGTGATAAAAGAAAGGATAATTCTTCAAAACATTTATTTGCAGCATTTGATATGTATTATATTAAAGGAAAAAATATTACAAATTTACCTTTACTTGGTGATTTATCAAGATTAACACATTTAAATTTTTCGAAATCATATATTGAAAACTCTAAAACTAATGTTGAATTTACTGTTAAAAAATTTTTATATAATGATAAAGATTCTTCTATATATGAAAAATGTAAAGATATTTTAATAAATCATAAATCGTATCCATATGAAATCGATGGTTTGATTTTTACTCCCGCTAAATTACCATTATATTCATATTATTCTAATAAACCTGTTCAAATTACTGATAATGTTCGATGGGATAGATTATTTAAATGGAAACCACCAGAACAAAATACTATTGACTTTTTAGTTAGATATGGTAAAATTGTAAAAGAAAATGGTGAAAAATATAGAGAATTGAAATTATTTGTTGGTTATAATTCATCACAATGGGAAGATATTGGTCCTATGAAAGGTTTGCGATTAAGATATGATCATAAATATGCCAAAGAACAAAGAAATAATTTAGTATCTTATATCCCGACATTATTCAAACCAACTATTTACTATGAAACTGGTATAGAAATTGCTTTAGTTAAAATTAATACTAAAGGAACTATATTAACACACGATAATCAATTAATTGAAAATAATTCAATTATAGAATTTAGTTATGATGTTAATACTAAAATTTCAATAAATCATAGATGGAATCCTCTTCGTGTTAGAGATGATAAAACAAGACTTTATAGTAAAGGTGAAATTAGTAAAACAATGAATGATTTAAATATCGCAATTAATGTTTGGCGCTCAATACATAATAGTATTACAAATGCTATGATTATTGGGAATCAGGATACAAATATAAATAAAGTATATAACAATACAACTGATAAAATTTTAGAATCAGATGATGTATATTATAGTAGAAATATTCCTAGAGATTCGTTATTATCAATTCATATGTTAAATTTTCATAATCAAGCTATTAAGAAAAAATTATATGAATATTCTAAAGATAGAAATTCTTTATTAGAATTATGCGGTGGTGAAGGTGGTGATATGAATAGATGGATTGAATATAATTATTCATTCATCTTATCAATAGATTTAGTTAAACGAAATATTTATAATCCTAGAAGTGGTGGATATTCAAGATTAATAAAAAAGAAAAATCAAGTAAGGCGTATTAATAAAGACGAAAAAGTTTATTTTCCAGATATTGTATTTGCTGCTGGAGATTGTGCTGAGTCTATTAATAATGGCACTGCTGCAAAAGTTATTAATGATAATGAAAGTTATGAAATATTAAATATTGTAATGAATAGAAATGTAAATAATCACTATCATTTAAGACATATTGCAGGTAAAGGTGCTAATAAATTTTCTGTATGTAGTTGTCAGTTCGCAATTCATTATTTCTTTGAAAATGAGAAAAAATTAAATGGATTCTTTACAAATGTTGCTAATAATTTAAAACAAAATGGTATATTCTTTGCAACATTTATGGATGGTAATATTATTGATAATATGTTTAAAACAAAAAATACAACTACATTAAAAGGAATTAAAAATTTAGAAAGAGATACTGAAGTCATTACATGGGCAATTACTAAAAATTATGTAGATAATGATGAAAAATATGGTAAACAAATAGGAGTATTTATTGAAAATACCCAAAAAATAATTCCTGAATATTTAGTCGATTTAGATTTATTAATTGAAAAAGCTGCCGAATATAATTTGGAATTTTTAGAAACTAATACATTTGAAAAAGATTTTAATGATATTAAGAATAAAATTGATGAAAAAAATCATCAATTAAATAGATTGGAAATTGATATACAAGAATTAGATAAGGATTCTGTTCAAAAACAATTTTCGTTTTTAAATAGATATATCATATTCCGGAAAAAATAATTATTATATTAATAATTAAGAGAGAGAGTAAAATATATAAATTATTTTTTTATATTTAAAAATATATTAATATATTTAAATATAAATGATTACAATCTTATTACCATTATATAATGGTATTGAATATTTAAATGATTCTTTAAGTTCTATTAAATCTCAAACATATAATAATTGGGAATTAATAATAGGAATAAATGGTCATTATAATAGTAAAGATTTTTATGATAATGTAAAAAAAATAGTTGATAATATTTTTCATAAAAATGATAAAGTAAATATTTTAAATTTAAATTTATTTAATAAAATTGATACCTTAAACTACTTAACTAAAATAGCAAAATATCATTATATTGCATTAATAGATGTTGATGATGTTTGGTCTAAAGATAAATTAGAATTACAAATTCCTTATTTAAATACTTATGATGTTGTTGGAACACATTGTTATTATATAAATAAAGATGGATATAAATTGTCATTCTCTCCAACATTACCTGTTGGTGATATTACAGAATATAATTTTTTTGATGGTAATCCAATAATTAATTCAAGTGTTATTTTAAAAAAATCTGATGCTGTATGGCAATTAGATGATATTAATATAAATGGTGTTGAAGATTATGATTTATGGTTTAAATTAAAGTTTCAAAAAAAAAAATTTTATAATATTGATAAAAAAATTTGTTTTCATAGATTGCATGATAAATCATCTTTTAATAATAAAAATAATAATTATGTAAATATTCTTATAAATAAATGGAGAAATATGTTTAATTTAATAGATTATTAAGTGTAACAAGACACATTAATGAACGCTCGTTAATTTCGTAACCACTTGTACTTGTAAGTAATTGTATAATTTGTTTTAAATCATTTGGACGAAGACAATGACATAAATAATAGTAAACATCTCTAGAACCAACTGTATTACCAATATAAACAGTAATTTGTCTTCTTCTTAATTTTGCAAGATGAAATCTGATAAGTGGAGCAAAATCTTTATCGATTCCTTTATTCATTTTAAATAAATTTTTCCTTGTATTATATGTTGTTGTTGCGCTATATAGTTTAAATAAAACATCTTTAATTGTACAAATTGATGTATGAATTAGATATGTTGGGTCTATTTCTTTTCCATTAGTATCATATAGTTTTTCAATACTTGGATTATAATCTCTAATATAATCATTGATATGATATTCTACGCGATTTTTCATATATGTTGAAAGAATATTATACCACGGATTAGGATTACACGGATCAGTATCTTCTCTATATTTTACTTCATGTGGTGAAATTTTCGCAAGATGTGTATATCCATTAGAGTTTCTTTTAATAATGCATCCATAACTATTATTTTCTTTATTATTCATATAATTAAATGCTTCTTCGCTATTATTAAATTGTTTTGGATAAGTAATATTATATTTTAATAAAGGCATATCATCTATATTTACATCTTCGCATGTTTCTATTTTTTTACTATTTATATGTATAATTTTTTTGTAATTATCACCAAGAATCATTTTATAATTGATGATATGAACATTCTCATGGTGAATTAATGTAAATACATATGATTGTTCTTTGTCTAAAAATTCGCTAAAATAATTTCTAATTGTATTTTCATCTTCATAACCTAGAATTTCACACAATGTTTCATCAAACATTTTTCCATGTGTTTTTGTTGGATGAGAATACCATGATGTATTAATATCTGGACAACTTGTAGTTCCATAATTCCACTTATTATTATAATAGTAACAAGTAATTGTAGTACCATCATATGCTTCATAATATTTATCATTGGTATTAATTTCTGTTTGATAATCTTCAATATTAATTCTTAAAGGAATACTACTAGAATAAGAAACAACAACCTTATTATTATTATTAGGTGCTTCAAAATCTAGAATAATACTTCTACATTGTTCATATAATTCTTTAAAATCATCAATATCTTCACGAATATATGTATTATGTAGGAGTACTTGATTTTTAATTCCTTTGAATTTTTTAACTTGTAGAGCGGGCCAATAATTATATTTTTTAAGAACATTTACTAAAGATTTTGCATAGTCTTTATCATTATTCATAATATTGTTAGAGTAGTCATTATATGTTTCTGAAATAATATTGTCTAGAGTAACTGATGTGGTGGAATTAGTATTTTGCATATTTGGAACTATTATTGTGTCTATTTATATGATAGACTTTAAATTTTATATCATTTTTTATTTTTTTTATTTAATTTTTTAAATTTCTCTTGCAATTTCTTGTATTTATCTTTTATATTTTTTAATTCTTTTTTAAATTTTTTTTTAATTTTTTTTTCCTTTTTTTCTTTTTTGGTATTTTTTCCAGTTTTTTTTATTATAGCATTTTGAATTTCAATTTTTTTTAAAACTTTTTCCTTATTTAAATACATTTTAAAAAGTTCTTTCTCAATTTTCATTTATATAATTAATTATCTATTTAATAAATAGATATAAAATATAATTATTATATATGAATTCTACAAACATTACTTTAAGAGAATTAAAAGAAGAAAATAGTGATTTATGGAAAAAATACAACTATACAAAAAATCGCGATGATAAAGAAGATAAAGAAGATAAAGAAGATAAAGATATAGAAATCTTAATAAAAAAAATAAATACAATACTTAATCTTAATGAAAATATTCAAAATAATAGTGATAAAAAAGATTTAAATGATTCACTTAAAAATATTAAAAATAAATACAAAATAATGCAAGAAAAAGTAAAAGAAAATAAAAGGATGAAAAAAAATATTGAAAAAAGAAAAAAAACAATTCAACAAAATAAAACAGCTGCTAAAGAAGCTATTTTACTAGCAGAACAAGAGTCAAAAAAAAGAAAGCAAATGGAAAATACGGAAAGAGATTATAGAGCAATGAAAAGAAGATTTGACATAATGGGTGGTTCTACAAAACTTGTAATATATTTAGTTAAAATAGAAAAAATTAAAAAATTAAATAAAAAATTAAGAAAAAATAAAAATAAAAACAAAAGCAAAATTGAAAAAAATAATAAATTAATTGATGAATTGAAAATAAAACTTAAAAAACAAAAACAAAAAGAAAAGCAAAAAAAAACAAAAAGAAAAAGTAAAAAATAATATAAGAATAACTTATATTATTAATATAATATGTTATTTTCTTCAAATAAAAATGCATTAAAAGAATTTCCTGTATCTTCCCAACTAGATGCTACTCAATCTGAACATAATAAACTACCTTCTTTTTTAATGACTCCAATTTTTTCTGAAAATTCAACTTGGTCATCATATAATAATTAAACCAATTTATAATAATTATTTTGATACTGCAAATAATCTTGCGAATAATATTTCATCATATGGTCATACAACACATGTAACACAAAATGGAACACAAATGTTTCCTGTAATGCCATATTATTTACATGGAACTAAAATGGGCAGTGAAACAGTTCATCTAGCAATGTATCAACATCGAGGTATTGCTTATAATACTCAAAATGTAAGTGTTCCAATTGTTCATACAACACCCCAGATGGTATAAAATGATGAACAAAGAAAACAACAATTATGGTATTACCAACATTATCAACCGAATGTTTACGATAATGTAGTATAATCTTTTTTACTTTTCTTATATTATAATAGAATGAAATTAAAAGGTGGGTCGTATGAAATGTCCTCACAATGTTTGGCAATGTTTAGAAACCCCACAAGTTATGGATTAAATCCTGACGAATTTAATAATTTAAATTTTGAACAATTTGCTAGAGATAAAGTAGGAGGAAGATATAAAAAAAAAGAAACAAAAAAAAAAGAAACTAAAAAAAAAGAAACTAAAAAAAAAGAAACTAAAAAAAAAGAAACTAAAAAAGTAACTAAAAAAGTAACTAAAAAAGTAACTAAGAAAGTAACTAAGAAAGTAACTAAGAAAAAGGTAACTAAAAAGGGCGGTGGTGTATTACGTGATTATGTTAATGGCGCAAACTCACAATAACAATTTCCGTAACTTATTTTTTTCCATGTAATACAGTTTCCATTATTATCGTATTTACCTAAATATTTATTTCTACATTTTTCACAAACTTCAAAAAATTTATAATTATTCTCATTAATCACTTCTTTATTTATTATAGTAACTAAAATGTTTTTTTTCAACTTCATAATAATGTATTATAAAAATTATTTTTAAATATATTATTCATTATTACTATCTTTTAAACTAAAATTAAATAATGAATTGTTATCACCACTACCACTTTTATTTGGCATATAACTACTTAAAGTTACCGCAAAATTACTTATATTTTTAGATTGAATATATAAGGTTCCTGGTCCAACAAATTTCATACCAAAACCTTCCCCGCCAAAAAAAGCACTTGTTAATGTTTTTCCCATGTTTACTATAGTATAGTCCATTTTTTTTTCTGCAGCTAAAAAGTAACCATTATCAACAATAATCTCCTTACCACTATTTAAAACGATTTTTTCAAAACTACCATAAGCACCCAGCCAAAATTTTCCTGCATTACCATCTGTTGTTTTAATAGTTGGCAATACCCCTCCTTCACCGGAACCAATTAAACCAAAAAATCCTTGTGTTTTAACTGTTGCCTCAATTAAAATATTTAATGTACTACATAAATATGACCCCCTTGATATATACCATTCTTCATTTTGTGAAATTGATATATCGATAATATCACCTGGTAAATCAGTACCAACCGCAATTGTTCCACCTCCTTCAAGTCCCGTATAAGTAGTATAAAATAAAGATTCTCCTCCTAAAAGTCTCCAAATACCACTTCCAACATTATCAAATTTAATTTCACCTTTTTTAATACCGCTTCTCATATATAATAGAGCACCTGGCGATGTCATAATTTGTTGATTTTCTAGAAGATTTATTCGTAAAAATACAGAACCAGATGACCCAATTCTTGTTGCTTGAGCTATTTTTTTTGCAGATTTTACATCTTGTTCAACTTGTTGATCGGGTTTAGATGTTTTAGTATGTTTAGTGATTTGAACAGGTTGAACAGGTTGAACAGGTTGAACAGGTTGATTGGTTTTATCCGGTTGTACTAATTCTTTTACAACAGGATTTAATATTACTTCTCCACCTCCACCTTTTTTTTTATTATTTTTAGTATTTTTAGTATTATTATTTTTTTTATCATTTTTGGCAACAGGAGCACTTTTATATCTTCCTCCTTTTTTCATTATTACTATAATTAATTATACATAAAATAATTAATACTATTCAAACTATTATTTTGAAAATAATATAAATCAACAATATTTTTTTTAAATTCATTTTTAAAATACCATTCTAATTTATAATGTTTAATTTTATTATTAATTGGAATTTTTAATTTGATATTATGAGGTAATTCAATTAAATAATTATCATCCAAAGGTGTTCTTTCGTATAAACAAGGGAATCTTTTATTATATATATATTCCTTATTTAAGTAGTTTGTTAATTTAAGTGGGTATTTCAAATTAATATTTGAACCAAATAAGAAATAATTATCAATGTTTTTTTGAGTATTTAGAATTTTTACTTTGTAATCATCATCCCAATAAAAATTTGCATTTTCTATACTTTTTGTTTTATAAATAATATTATCTAGTTCATTTGTAATATTATTATAAATTATATTTATATTAAACATACATTCTTGATTATATGGGTGATAGATACATATATCAATATTATTTTCAATATATCTATTAACATACATTTTTACATTATTATCAATCAAAAAAACTTTAGTATTATTATAAATACTATAAATTGTATTTGAAATATTGATAACATTATTTTTATAAATATATGAGTCGATATATGAATATTTCCTTTGTAATAGTAATTTATTGTTATAAAATTTCCATTTATGACATTTGGTATAATAGATATTATCGTTTAATTTTTCAAAAATATTATTCCAATGTTTTTTTTCAATTATTCTTGATAATTGAAAATCATTTATTGCATAAATCATGAACGAATTTATACTAGATATAAATAATAAGAAAATAAACAACTTTGACATTCGATATATAATATATAAATAATATTTATATATGTTTTACAATTAACATGTCTATTTTAGTAACTGGTTATAAGGGTTATATAGGTTCACATATATATGATTATTTATTATCAAATAAATACACTGTTTATGGTTTGGATATAAATCAATTTGATATAACAAATTATAATAAACTATATAATTATGTTTTTACTAAAAATATAAAAACTATAATACATTTAGCGAGTTATAAAAATATATCTGAATCTCAATCACATATCCTTTAATGTATTATGAAAATAATATTATAATATTAATAAACATTTTAAAAGTAATGTCAAAATATAAGATCAAAAACATAATTTTTTCATCATTTGCATCAATATTAAATAATAATAAATTAGTAGAATTACATAATTTATCAAATCTGTATGCTAAAACAAAGTTAATATGTGAAGAAATTATTAAAGATTTGTGTAAAATAAGTGATATAAATTATACAATATTAAGATATTTTAATCCATATGGATTTACAATAAATAAAGATATTCGTCCTTTTATAGAAAAAAATGCAAATATTTATTTTCAAGTTCAAAAACATATATTAAATAAAGAAAAGCCATTTATAATATATGGTAATAATTATAATACTAGGGATGGTACTTGTATATGAGATTATATTCATATAGATATATTAGTTAAAAAACATATTAAATATATTAATAATTGTAATAATAAAATAAAAAATATTGGTAGCGGTACTGGTATGACAGTATTAGAATTTATAAGAAAATTTGATATAACAAATTATAAATATGAAAATAAAAGAGAAGGAGATATAGAAATATCAATATATAAAAAAGTACATATCTTAGAAAAATTTAAAAAAATAAAAAACATTTTAAAAATAAAAAATAAATTAAGATATGTACTTTTTTTTAATGTTATTATAATCCTTTTTAGTAAATTCTATTTTTATATTAAATAAATTTAAATTTATAATATTATTATAAATTATATTATGAATGTTAACATTCTCATTCTCATTATAATTTGATAAATCACTAATTAATATTTTATAATTACATTCATTTAAGTATATTTTTTTTGTTTTAATAAAATACCTATATCTTTTTACTGACCTATTTTTTACAATATATAAAAAATCACAATTTAAATTTAAAAAATATATACCATGATTAATATAAGCGCTGTATAATGCTAATATAATTTGTATATATATATTAATAATATTTTTTTTATCAATATAATAAATATTATTTAGACTATAATTATGCATTATAATAACTGACTTTTCATCGGTATATTTATCAACATATATATCAGTATTATTTGAAATATTATGTTTATTAATATTATTTATATAATCGACAAAATTATCTTCAAATTCAAAATAAGATATATAATCAATAAAATTAATAATTTTTTTTAATTTAATAGAAATAAAATATTCTTTTTTTAATAAATCATTATCCCAATCTAATATTTTTATAATAATTCCAGAATAAAAAGATTTTAACAAAGATTTATAATAACTTTTAGAATTTACTTTTAAAAATAATAAATCTTCATTTTTTGTTAAATAATATAAATGCTCTTTTTTTTCTGGTAAATAAATAAAAGTATTTATATTATTAATATTTTTATAAAAATTCATTATATTTAATATAATATTTATTTTTAATTACTTTTGTTTATCACACATTACTTGAAAGTTTATAACGCCATCGGGATTTCCAGGAGCATATCTATGAGTCGCTAAACCTTTTGCCCAATTATTAATATTGTCGGATGGATTAATTTTATTATTATCTTGATTTGGACGAACATCATTATCTTCTTTTGGAACTTCAATAAGTGGTACATGATTATCTTTAGCAGCCATTCTATAATTTGTAGGAACTCTATCAAAACATTCTAATGCAAAATCTTGGGGATTATTATGTAACCATTGCCATCTATTAACAGTTGTTTCTTTTAGGGATATGGTAGGATTTGATAATCTAGTTGATTCTTGTGGTGAAAAAAAACTTCTATCAGACATTTTATTTATATCACATCCACTAGTTTTTTTGTAGGAATTTGGCAAATAATTTTTAGTATTACAATTAGATTTTTTATAATTTAATCCAAGTAATTCACTAGAATCATCAATTGCAGAATTCATTGAACATAAATCATGGCCATAATTTTGAAATCTAATAGAAGGGTCATTTGGTAAATATTCACCATTATTATTAAAATCATTATTGGGTTCATTTAATTTATATAAACCGGGTCCTACTGTTCTTTTTAATTTTTCTTCATAAGAACATTCATCATAATTTAAGCGTGTATCGCTTGATTGAACTTTAACACTCATATTAATTAGTCTCTAATAAAATAATATAAAAAAAATAGAAAAACTTATTTATTAAATTCCATTTAGGAGATAAATAACTTATTTATTAAATTCCATTTTAGGAGATAAATAACTTATTTATTAAATTCCATTTTAGGAGGTAAAGGAATTGATTTATACATAATTGATTGACACGAACCTAAATGTTTCATAGTTGTATCAATTGGTTCGGTTTTATCATTTTTGACAATATTATCATCTGTTGGTATATAGTAATTAGTACCACATTTAGATATTAATCTTGTTTGACCTCTTAATTCACTTTCTAAATCTACAATATTACCTTGAATATGCGATACATTAGTACCTCCAATAAATCCTAATTGATGTCTACATTTATTTTCATTTTCAAATCTAATTGGTGCTAATACATAACTTAATGTATTTACATTTTCTTGTAAATCTTGCTTATAATTACAAGTATCATATTTTGTTCTATTAAAACTCATATCTCTAATTTTATAAAATAAAAAAATATTATATTTATTATCAAAAATTTAGCATTTATTATTAAATATTTTATTAAACTCAGCTCTATTTTTATATGATCTAGTATCTGCTCCTCCATTTTCCCACGACGGAACTATATTATCGGGATTTTGTAAATCTTTTAAACAATCTATTAGTGGATATCCAATTCTTAATTCTTGTTCCATTATATTTTTTTTACATTTATTTTGATTTGTATCATTACCACTCAATAAGTCTAATTCTTTTTCTAAATCTCCTTCAGCACCTTTTAATAAAGGAGGTGCTTGAAATACTCTTTCATATAATTGTATTCCACATTTATCATGTGTTAATGATTTTGGATCATTTCTTAAAGCGGAATAATTATCAACTAAATTATTATCAACTAAACCATAACCACATCTTCCTCTTAAATTTGGATGTTCTAATGCTAATTTTGGTAAAGAACAGATAGTTTTATCATCTTTTGAATTAAAAACAGCATATTCATTATAAATAGAATAATCATATATTTCTTGGTTATTATTTTCTCTAGAGTTTTTCCAACAAGTATCAGAAGCTATATTTGTATCCATATTATATTTATAAGCTTCTTTTACACTCATAATTATTATCTTTATCTATTAAAGAATAATCAAAAAAAAAATTAAAAATAGTAAATAGTAAATAATTAATTATTTTATTGTTTATACTTAATAATACGTCCCGTATCATTATCCCTTTCTACATAATCGCCTTCTAAATATACTAAACCATCTTCATATCCATTCATTCTAGATAAATCATCTATAACCTTATTTGTACCGAAATAATCATGCGAAATTACAAAATTTGAATTAAAATTATGTCCAAGTGTAACACATATTGTATTTTCCGCAATAATATTGTGATTTGAATCTAATACAAGATTATAGATATAATCACACTCTACAAAAGCCGAATTCATAGAAATTGTATAAGGAAATACCCAATTATAATTTTGATAATTTTTACCAATAGTGGAAGGATATTTAACATCAATTACAGGATGACATGGTGTGATAAAGAAATTTTCTTTAATACCTTTAATTTCAGTTAAGAAACACTTATCATTTATACATTTCATTTTAATAAGACATACAACAGTACTTACTTTATTATCTTTATCAAGTAATTGGTCGCCTTTTTTAATATCTTTAATTTTCTTGATATTATAGTCATTCATTATAACATTAGTATTGCCATGAAAGCAACCATTATTTTGCGAATTAAATGATTGTGAAAAGTTAATTGGAGTATTTCTTGTAGAACTTCTTGTTCTATTACTATCTACATTATTATTTACATTATTTGATGGTACAGGTGCTGGTAAATTATCATAAATATCATTTAAATTATTAACAATTTTATTAAATAATTCACCACCATATAATTGAATACTCGCATCTTTAAAATTATTACATCTTTTATCTTTATGAGTTTCTCTAAATGAATTGATGTAATTTTTACCCCATCTATTATAATTAGTATTTTCAATAGATTGAATAATTTGTTCTTTAAAATCCTTAATGATATTATTATCCATATTAATATATTTTTTTTTATAATTATCAATGTTTTTAATTAATAAATAATAATCATCTGTATTTAAAGATTTAATTAAATCATCTCTTGAAATAATATAATCAAAATCATTTTTAGAAATTAAACTACAATCAGTATAATTAAATCCAGTAATTAATTCTCTTTTTGTATTATATAGTGTTTTATAAATAATTCGAAAAGATAGAATATTATTACATAAATTTAATTTGTTATTATTAATCTTAAAAATATATGACAAATTATGACCATAATGAATAGATTTGATAGAAAATTCTTTATTATTATTTAAATTAAAACTATTAGATTCAGCATTTTCAAGAAAATTATTACAAGTATTTTCAAAATTTATATAAACATCATTATCAATAGTTGTTTTAATATAAGCAAGAGAATTAATTAATACAGTTCCTACAAAACCTGAATCGGGAATAAATGAGAAATTGCCATTTCCAATTTTAGCAATATTTACTAGTAATTCTGTATCAAGAGCATAACCAAACCCATATGTATAGATATTAGGGATTGCTATATTTTTATCTTTATACATAGCAATTTTTCTTTCTAGAGTATTAATAATACCTCTTGGTGGTAATAAATGAGAACTAGGAATTCCATCAGTTAAAAACATAACTGCAGAGATTCTATTATCAAGGGTATCGTTAAATATTTCAAATTGTTTTAAACCTTCATTAATACCTGCCCAAATATTTGTCGCACCTTCAACTTTTAAATCATTAATAATATTTTTTAAATATGTTCTATTAGATGGTGTAACATTAGTAAGATTACATAAAACTTTTGCATCATTTGAGAATGTAATAATAGAAATTCTATCAACCGGTGTTAAAGATTCTAAAATCATTTTTAAAGAATGTTTAGTAATATCTAAAATTGTAAATCCAACATCAGTATTTACTCCATTTTGCATAATATATGCAGGACTTGACATAGAACCAGATATATCAATTACAGTTACGATGTCAAGTGGTGCTGTATTATTTCCTTGTAGAGGGATAATATCTAATTTAAAATAAGTATCAATATCATTACAATATTTAGATAAATTTAAATTAATAGTAATATCTTCTGGTTCAAAGTTATTTTGAATACTAATATCATGTGTATTGGATTGGATAACTAAATTTGAAGAATTAATAATATCAAGTAAAGCTCTATTTGGTTTTAGATGCGATTTTAGTAATACATTTCTTGTAATAGGCGAACTTGTATTTCTTTCTAACCATTTACAAATTGCATCATATTCATATGAATTACCTTCATTATCAATATATGGATTTGTCATAATATTATGGGTAATAGGACATAAAAATGAAGTAGGAATATTATTAATAGACATTATTAATAATTAAATAATTATAATTTAAAATCATTTTTTTATTTTATTAATTTATTTTCAACTGAAGTTTCATGTATATTATTAATAGCATCAATAATAGTATTTGTAAAATTATTATTATCATATGGTGTATTGTATTCTTTTTCAAGAACAGTATTTAAAAATTCCTTAACTAACCAAGAATTTTTATTTTGACAATTACCAATTTTTTCATAAACATTATTACCATCTTTATGTAATTTGTTAAAAGTTTCATTTATAGATATATCATCAATTTTATTTTTATAAGTTGTGGACCATAATTTGTCTCCTGCTAAAACACTATGATTATAATTTATTTTTTTAATAGTGTCAATAGAATTAAAATTATCTTTAGAAAAAGTTATAGATTGTGAAAATTTTGTCATTTGTCTACTTAATATAAATTTTTTATATTTATATAATTATTTTATTCTTATATCCGAATGTATATTATTAAAACATTCATTACCACCATTCTCTTTACAAGTTTGAAAATCCTTATATAACCATTCAGCAAATAATTTTTGATCATTATTCGATTTACTATTTGGTACAGTATAAAAAACTAAATGTAATGGATTAATACCATATATATCATTATCGTCATATGATATAGTATTATTTGTTATTTTATTTATTTTATTTTTAATATTTTTATTACTGTATTGACAAGCATTATAATTATTTTTAATAGTATTAATATCATATATGTTATTATTCATAAAAGGATTTTCATTTGTTGGTAAATTACATAATTCATTATTAATTAAAATTAATTTATTTGAATTTAAGAATTGTTCTTTAATTTTATTTATTTTATCAATATTATTATAAATTAAATATGATATTATTAATATAATAATTATAAATAATATTGATTTTACTAAAAATTTTTTATTTAATGATATTAGGGCAAATAATATACTAACAAATATTATAAATCTAACAATTGTATTTAATTTTTCCTCATCGCTCATATAATCTTTAGGAATTAATATTGGTTTAAATAAATTATTAATATCTGATGTCCAAAACATATTATTTAATTTTTATTTTTCTCTATAATATGAACATTAATTAATTTTTATTTTTTTCAGCTAATTTTTTGCGTAATTTTTTTTGTGCTGCTAATTTTTTATAAGCACCTTCATTCACAGCAGATCTACCACCGCCTTTATTTTTTGCAATACTTTTTATTGCATTTAAATCGGGCATATCTCCATCTCCATTATTATTCGCCATCATTTCACTAAACATACTCATCATATTACCCATATTTGCCATATTATTATTACCCATATTATTATTTTTACCCATATTATTTTGATTTCCAAACATTCCAGGCATCATTGATGCAAATTTCATTGCGTCTTGCATTAAATTTTCTTGATTTAATTCACCGCTTGATAATTTAGCCGCCATTTTTTGACTAACATTTGATATGATATCACCAAAACCACTATCCGGATCTCCTAAACTTTTTAGTACATCTCCATTTTGATCCATTGATTTTTGTAATTTATTAACATCAACATCTTCTAATATTTCCTTTGCAAGTTTACCTAGTGTTGTATTTTCCATACCTCCCATTTTCATATCAACATTTTTCTTTATTTTAATATTTTTAATTTCAATTAAATTTAGGAGTATTTTTTTATAAAAATCATTTTCGTCAACTAATTCATTAATATCATCATCAGTAAAATTGTCTTTTTGTAAAATTGCTAAAATTTTTTCTGATTCTTCATCTGTTATTTCTTGTGTATAAATGAAAAATACACTTAAATAATGATGACATAAATACTCATTTCTAAATATTTTAAGAATATCTTTGATAGAGATATTATCTAAAATTTGAACATCTTGATTTAATGTTAACCAAGAAGATATATCATCATTTACTGTGGTATTTTCTTCGGGTTTTTTTTCTGTATTAAAAATAAGTTTTTTATAGGAAATATATAATTCTTCTGTTAAGTGTTTTTTAATAAAAGTAATATATTCATCGCTATTTTTATCAAGAGTTAAATAATTATTTTTAATAACATTAAAAACTCTTTTTGCTGTTTCGCTTTTATCTTTGTGTTTTTTTGTTATAGTTTTTAATTTTTTTATTAAATCAATATAATACTGATTTAATATATATATTTTAGTCATCCCTATTATGTTTTATCTATATAAGAGTTTCTTCGAATTCTTTATATAATTTAAATTATATCTTTCATTCTTTTATTCATTAATTCTTCTAAACTTGGTAATTCTTTATCACCTTTATCGTTTACTGATGACACTGGATTTAAAGCCGATGAAGCAATATCAAACTCTTTATTTTCAATATTATTGTTAGCATTAGTTAATAAATCCCAAGAATAATTTTTATCTTTAAGTAAATTATCACTATTTTCATCTAATGATGAAAATTTATCTGACATACTACTCCCTAATGTAAATGCCGATGGTTCATTATCATTTTCAGATATTTCTGTAAATACTGTATTTTCTTGTGAATCTTTTGACTCTTTATTTAATCTTGTATTATTGTCCTGATTGAATAAAGCACCTCTATTAGGTAATAGTAAATAATCAAATACTTGTTTTCCATATAATATTTCTTCTTTATTTATTTTATTTTCTTTTGGAATTACTAGTGCTGGTACTGAATGTATCATTTTATCAATTTCATAATTATTATTAATCATTGTTTCAACTGATATTGTTTTAATAGCATTATTTTTATCATGTTTTGAAATAGCATCTAATAAAATATTACAATGTTTACATTGAGTGCTATAAAATAGAATCATTACTTATTTTAGTTAATTTTAATATTCTTATATATATTCTATTACTTAAGATTTTTATATATAAAATGTTTAGAGTATAATGGAAATTAAAGAATCAGATATGTCAAATTATGAATTATCTAATTGGGAAAAAGTTAAAAATAATAACAAAAATTTTTTTTCTAACTTAACAGAATCAAATTCAGATTCATTCACAACTATAAATGAAAGTTTTTATTCATTAACTGGTGATAAAATAGACGATCTAAAACATAATAATATGGACCCATTTTTTATAAAAAAAACACAAAATACAAAAATTGAAAATTATATTATAGATAATGAGCCATCTGTTAATAAATTATATAATAATAAAAGAGAAGTTACTAGAGATAATTTCTTTTCTCCAGATGTAAATGTTAGTGATACAAATGGTTCATCATTTCAATACGAAGTTTTAAAAAATAGAAAAAATGAATCTGTACTCAATTTAAATAATAATGTATTTCCAATTGATCAAATACGAGTAGGTCCTGGATTAGATGACGGATTTGATGATAAAGGTATTGGTGGATTTCATGATTATAATACAAATATATTTGCTAAACCAAGGAATATAGATGAACTTCGGTTTGATAGTAACCAGAAACAAAGAACATTTGCAGTTGATTATCAAGCTCCAAAAATTGATATAGGACAAAGAGGTATTGTAAATCCTCCTTCTAAAAATAAACCCGAAAGAGTTTATGAACAAACTGCAGATAATTTTTTCAAAACAACTGGAGCAATATTAAAAGATACAAATAGACCGATTGAAAACCTAAAAGCAACTAATAAACAAGATTCTCATATTGATTATTCTGGTAATGTTAAATTAACAAAAGGGGGTGTTTCCGAAGAAGATAATTATAATAAAAAATCATATACAATTTATGATAATGAAAGAAAAACTACAGAATGTAAAACTGTCATGAATAATCCAACATCAATAATTAAAGCACTTGTTGCACCAATATTAGATGGCGTTAAATTATCTAAAAAACAATATACAATAGATTCTGCTAGAGAAACAGGAGGTAATGTATCTTCGGAAGTTAATAAAGCAACCATATATGATCCTGTAAATCACATAACAAAAACAACTGTGAAAGAAACAACTATACACGATTCACAAAATACTAATCTAAAAGGAAATGACGGCATTTATTCAACATTAGATGATGATGCTAAAACAACTGTAAAAGAAACGACTATTCACGATTCGCAAAATACTAATCTAAAAGGAAATGACGGAACTTATTCGGCGTTAAATGATGATGCTAAAACAACTGTTAAAGAAACTATTATTCATGATTCACAAATGATGAATTTAAAAGGCACTGTTGAAGAAACTTATAAAAATTATGATGATATTATGAAAACAACTGTTAAAGAAACTACACCAATTACAGATAATATTAGAAATATAGGTCCAACTGTATATAGAACTTATGTTTATAATCCAGATGAAGTAGCTAAAACAACAGTTAAAGAAACAACAATTAAATCTAAAACAGAATATGGATTTATCGGAGGATTATTAAATAGATTAGTTGGAGGGTATTTCAATAAAGATATTAAATTAAATAATACTAATAAAGAATTTACTGTTCAAGCACAAAGAAGTGGTAATTTATCATCAATACATGATCATAGACAAGTTAAAAGAGATGCATATTATGAAGCACCACAAGATGATACAAGAGAAAAAATATTAATTGCTGCAGGTCATACACCAAATCCAGGAAACATGAATATTAATATAGATGCAAAAGATGTTAATATGACAGTAGATAAGGATCCGTTACATAATAATAATTATGGACATATTGGTAAAATATATCAAGAAAGAGAACCTAATAGTTTCTTTAGAGACTCAATTACAAAAGAAAATATACAAGATAATGCATATGAAAATAGATTAGATAGTTCTATAATGGAATCTCTAAAATCAAATGAATTAAGTATTCAAATTAACCCGATTAATTAAAATTTATATAAGAAATTTATAACTATTTAAAGTAATTATGCAAGTATTGCTAGATACTAAAAAAGAATATACAAAATATATTCAAGAATCAATATCTATTTCTATAGCACAAAAGATCAATAATTATTATGATGATGCAATAAAAAATAATTTAGGACTGAAAGGTTTTCAAAATAATTTAAATTTAATAAAAAAATGGAATGATAAAACTATTAGTGAAGAATGTGAATTTTTAATCAAACATAGTAAATATAAAAATTTAGATAAAATTTATAATTTTACAATTCAAACATATATCAAAATAAGATTAATAGAATTAAATATAGATATTTTACATATAGAAAATGAGTATGAATATCCAAATTTAGAAAAATTTATTCATAAATGTTATATAAATGTTTCTATATGGGCTTGGAAAAATCCATTTTTATTTTTTAAAAATAATTTAAAACAAATAGAAATACAAAATAATTACAATATTATAGAAAAAAATATTAAAAAAATAATCACAAATACTCTAAGAGAATGTGTTCCAATTGATAAAATAATTAATAATTTAAGAAATACAAATAATATTGTTAAAAATATTAAGGATTATCAATTAAATAATGATTATTTTAAAGAAGATATTAAATTAAATGAAAATAAGGTTATTAATAATAATAATTTCTTAAATTCTTTTATTAATTTTGCAAAAAATAGTATTTATAAAAATAAAGAAGATTTTACAATACATCATAATAAAAATTTAATATCAAATGATAATTTATATTTAGATAAGGAAAAAAAGGAAATTGAAAAAAAAAATAATGAAGAAGAAAATGATAATTATATAGAGGTTAACGAACGGGACTTAGACAGTCAATTAGAAAAAACTTATGAAAAAGAATCTAAAGAAGCATCTGCTGAAGAAGGATCTGAACAAGCATCTGAACAAGCATCTGAAGAAGTTTCAGAACAAGAATCAGAACAACTTTCTAAACAAGCATCTGAAGAAGTTTCAGAACAAGAATCAGAACAACTTTCTGAACAAGAATCAGAACAAGAATCAGAACAAGAATCAGAACAAGAATCAGAACAAGAATCAGAACAAGAATCAGAACAAAAATCAGAACAAGAATCAGAACAAGAATCAGAACAAGAATCAGAACAAGAATCAGAACAAAAATCAGAACAAGAATCAGAAAAAAATATTGAAAAAGAAACTGAAAAAGAAATTGAAAAAGAAACTAAAGAAGTTCCTGAAAAAGAAAAAAATATAAGACCTAAAAAAATTAAAAAAGATAAAAAAGATAAAAAATCTAAAAAAAAAGAAACAAATAAAAGTTTGAATATTCAAAAAAAAAAAAGTAAATTTATAATTGATTCTTCATCTTCTGAAGAAAATAGTGACAATGATAATAATAATATTAAAAAAGTAATATGGTAAATAGTGCGATAATATGCTAAATTGTTAAATGATATATTTATATAGAAAATATGTATTATTATTATTCTTTATTAATTACAATAATAGTGTTTATATTTTTTCAAGTAAATGAATATAATAATTCAAAAAAAAATGAGATAAAGTATAATTTAATAAATATTAATAATATAATTTATTTTATATTATCATATATGTTACTAACTATTATATTTTTTTTTATTTTTGAAAGTAAAAATATAAAAAAAATAAATTTTGATAAAATTGAAAAAGATAATTTTGAATTTAATAATGAATTACTGAGAAAAATTCCTGAAAATATAAATATTGGTTTTATACCATTTGATGAGTAAGAAACATTTATTTTTATATATTAACAATAATTAATAGAATGAAATTAGAATTAAAAAAATTTGATCCTAGTAAAATATCCGGCGACTCTGTTGTTGTTTTTATAGGTAAAAGAAATACCGGAAAATCATATTGTATGAAAGATATTTTGAGTTTTCATAGAAGCGTTCCTATAGGTATTGTTATTAGTCCGACAGAAAAAGCAAATGGATATTTTGAAAAATTTATACCTAAAATGTTATTATACGATGAACCTGACGAAAGAATAATAAAAACATTTTTAGATAGACAGCAAAATATATCTAGAGAAAAAAAAGCGGAAAGTGCAAAATATGGCAAAAGTAGTATAGATAATAGAGCATTTTTGATATTGGACGATTGTTTATATGATAAAAAATGGATAAATGATAAATCAATAAGATCTATATTTATGAACGGAAGACATTATAAAATTTTCTTTTTAATTACAATGCAACACGCGATGGGTCTTCCACCTGTTTTAAGAAATAATTTAGATTATGTTTTTATATTTAGAAATAATATTGTAAAAGAAAGACAAAAAATTTATGATAATTATGCAGGTATGTTTGCAAATTTTGAAGTTTTTAATCAAGTAATGAATCAATGTACAGAAAATTATGAATGTCTTGTTATAGATTGTAAAACTCAAAGTAATAAATTAGAAGACCAAGTTTTTTGGTATAGAGCGAAAGAAGTACATTTTAAAATGTGTAGTACTGAAATGTGGAATATGCAAAGTTTAGAAGATCAACGAAATGTACAGGGATTCGGCGTAAATGATGACGATGATGATGAAAAATATGATGCAGGTGTTTTTACAAAGAAAAAAAATAATCCAAAAATTAATGTTAAAAAGTCAAATCATTAATTTATGAAGAAGGTGCTAATGGATAATAATCATTATAATCATTTATATATCTCCCTGGTATATAATAGTTAGTTCCATCATAAACATAATTTAGTTCAGCAATATTATTTACATTATTGTTTGCATATTCTTGGTATGATATAGAAAATATTTCATAATCAGTACCACCAACACCATCAGTATCACCAATTTTTACAGTAGTAGCATTACTATCAGCAACTGAAAATGTGGCTAATAATGTTTGTAAATTAGTATTAGAATATTGTGTAGCAGTTGCATCAATAGTTGTTGGAACAGTAGTACTAATATTCATCCATATTCTACCTAAATCATTTTTGCTTGGATATTCGTGTGCAGATGGATAATATACATATTCTTCATTTACATATTGTCCAGGAACATATACATATATTCCTTCAACAATATAGGAATTTTCTCTAACATTAGATTCAACTTCATAGTTAACAAAATCTTCAAAATCTAAATTCAATATACCATCAGTTGAATTTGCAACAGATTTATCTTTTATTTTTTCACCTAAAGTTTCATCAATACCATTAAATATTTTAGTAGTATTTGACATAGCAACTGATACATCAGAAACTTGAGTTAATTTTTGCCAGGTTATACCATTATCTTGTGATATATAGTGTACATCAGGGATATTAGCAACAGTATTTACTCTATGTTGGACATAATGAGTACCATTTTCAGTAGTCCCAATAATTGTTGTTCCGGAACCAAATATAGCATCTCTTTCTGTTTGTGTTAAAACTAATCTAGGTTCTAAATTACTATCTCTTTCAGGGTCTGGTGTAACTAAATTTCCATTAGAATCATACGAACCATCATTTCCTTCTAATATGTTAATAAATTTAGTGAAATTTGCTAATTTGGCGTCAGCATCTACGCCATCAACAACAGTAGTACCAGTTATTTCAGTAAAACCAGTAAAATCTGTAATTTCTCTTAATTTCCAATATCTACCAAGTTTACCTTTACCAGGGAAACTAATATAATTTTTATAATCTTCATTTATATATTTGCCAGGTATATATAATTTAGAAGCAGATTTAAGGTAGTGATATCTTGTTAATAATCTATGTGATACATATTCTCCTGCTAAACTTGTAGTTCCATCAGATTGTGTAATAGCATGGTTGGTTTGACCAATACTATTTGAAGTATCTGCATATTTAGCAGTATTTAATAACGCATCTAATTCGCTACTTGTTAATAATAATCTACCACCAGTTAATATAGTTAATGTAGGTGGATGAACAATTTCATAACCCATATTTGTATTTCCATTACCAATATTTGTAATATCTCCAGAAGTTACTTTAACCCAATTATAACCGTAATCATTTGAAATAAAATAATCAGTACCATCCGTTAAATATTGAGTAGTATAGTATCTATTTCTTTTATTATGTTCATACCAATCATTATGATTATCGCTACCATCTACAACAAAATCACTATCTATAGCAGTAGTTAATGCATTAAGTTGAGTATTTGTTAAATCAAAATCATCAGCTTCTAATAAAGCAGAGGTTGCGCCGTGATAAACACGGGTACCTACTCTAGGTTGAATAGAAACTTGTTGCCAATTACTTCCATTATCTGATGTAACATAGAAAATACCATTTGTTGTTCGATGTTGAATATATTTAGTACTTAATATTTTAGTGAAAGTAAAATCTGATAATAATGTATTCAATTCGTTTCTTGATAATTCAATTGTTCCACCATCTAATAATGTTTCAGTTGAATTATGTTCTATTATTTTTCTATTAGAAGCAAGTATTGGAAGATCAGTTACTTCTTGCCATAATCTACCAATTCTATTATCTACAGTGCTAAATTGATAATCATTTTGTAGAGCAGATTGTTCATTTAATATATGTGCAGCTCTTTCAGCATCTTTAGTAGCAGTATCTTCATCGTCTTTAGAGTGTTGTTTATCATTACTTCTCATAGAAACAACAAATTTGCCATCTGTTCTTTCATAATAATCACCATATCTCAAAATACTGCCATGTGCATCAGTATCTGCACTGTCTAAAGAGGGCACATCTCTGGTATCAAGTAACACTAAAGTATTGCCTAATCCTGTTCTATTTGTTATATTATCGGTATATATTATTTCATAAGTATTTTTATCAATAACAGAATCAACAACACAATAAGTATTTTTTGTATATACTCTATCATCAACTTTAAATTCTTTTTGAAAACCAGAAACACTAACATTTGTATCAAAAGTATCTAATAAGTTTTTAAAATCACTATCATTTGTAATAGTATTATTTGATAATTTTCTTCTATTTGGAAATTTAGTTAAAGAAATTCTTTCGTCACTGGAGTCCATGAGAACCCATATTTGTCCAATTCTAGTACTACTTTGTCTTATTTTTTCAGCTTTATGCAATACATCTTTTAATTTAATATCTCTTACTTTTTTATAATGATATTCTTCATCGTCACTTCTACTAACTAACCATCTATATGGTGGAACTGCTTTATAAAATGTACTATTTGCTCCAGCAATATAATCATCTGGAGTTAATTCTAATTCATCTAAACGATTTTGAATAGTAATTGCAATACCATTTATTGTTTCATGAGTTGCATCAGTATCAATAGTAACAATATTATTTGTGCCATTTAATGGAGTAGCACTATTATGTGTAATATCGTCTAATACTAATAATCTACCACTAGTAGGTTTTTCAGATCCTATTAAAGACCATTTAGTACCAAATGTAAAATCATATGGTTTATAATATTGTCCAAATTCTAAATTTGCTTGATTTGGAACTAAAGTTTTATCAAAAATAACATATTCATTACCATATTTTTTTATTCTATTAGTTTTGCCATCAATTACAGAGTCTACAATATATGATTTTTGAAGAGATTGAGCATCTTTTATTGGTATATTATTTCTTAAAAATTTGTCTAGATCATTACCAGCAGTTATTGATACATTTCTATTTGCATCATCAAGCATATCTTTAAAATTGAATTTATTTATTCTTTTATCATTTTCAAGCATTTTAATCCATATTTGGCCTTCAGAATCTTTATCAGATGTTCTTCTTACATCCTTAGCAGTATTTCTTATTTCTTTTATATCTGTATCAACAGTATTATTAAATGCATATTGAACATCATTACTTCTTACTGCCAACCATATATCATTACCTGACAAATAGAAATCACCATATTTAATATTATTGTCTTTTACAACAGGTAAAGAATTACTATCCATTACTCTATTTGGAACATCTCTATGATCTAGTAAAACATATTCATCACCATAAACAATTATTCTATTAGTCTTACTATCTCTTGTAGAATTAATAATATTTGCATAGTATTTATCAAATGGATAATTATAATTTTCTTTATATCCTTCAAAATTATTATCAAGTAAAAAATTCTTGAGTTCGTTACTAGTTTTAGAAGTATGATTATTTAAACGATCATCATTTAATTTTCTAGATTTATCATAATCGATTGTATAATATTTATTTGTTGCTAATGTTGTATTTAATACATAATCATCATAATAAAATTCAAAGTCTCTAATTTCTGTCTTGGTATTAAATGTATCTAAATTATAAGTTTCAGTATGTACATAAGCAACTAATTCGGCCAATTGACTTGATGTTAATATCTCTGATAAATCTCTACCAGTTACAGGTCTAGTTGCACCATTACTAGTTGTTTCCCAATGTAATGGTGTAATAATAGGATAATACAATCCACTATTTTTCGAATCATCTTTGTTCATTTTTTTCCATATTTGACCAGGAATATCAGAACTTTGTTTTATATTTAATGCTTCATTTTTAGTATCATTAATAGTTATTTGATGATGTTTATCATAAACATGTTGATTTTCGGTACTTCTTGTTGCTAACCATATATATATAGGCATTGGTCTATACGCAGTTGTATTATCTAAACCAATTATATAATCAGTTGTTTGTAAATTTAATTTAGATAATTTGTTATTATCATATACTGCTTTAGTTAATGTAACAATATCATTAGTTGGAGTTGTCAATAAATCACTTAAATTTTGATGATATAATTCTCTTCCAAAATTTGGTGTATCTCCTTTTGCTATTAATTTCCATTTTTTACCATCAAATACACCACCATTTTCTATTGCTTTATAATATATATCTTCTGTACCATTATTTGCAACATATATGTAATCTAATGATTTTATATTTAAATTAGCTAAATCGCTTTGAGTAAATACTAAACTAGATACTAAAGGTGTACTAATATCAATGACTGGAGGTAGAGTTGCTATATTTGTAATTTCATCTCTTAACATTTGTGTTAAATCACAATCGTATAATTCTCTTCCATAATCTAATTTTTTAGTTTGATTTGTTAGTACCCATTTATATCCGAATAATGTACTTAAATTTTCGTCGTAATAATCACCATATTTTATATTATTAGGAATATCAGTATTATCTAATAATACATATGTATCACCATATTGTTTAACTAATTTACTATCCATTAATATATTTTGAGTATTAAAGTCTGTTTTAGAATTTAATATATATGAAGTATCAACCGAACCATCATTAATAATAGTATTATCTTTAAAGAAATTTGCTACATCACTACTTACAGTATCTCCTGCTAATTTTCTAGATTCATCATAATTAATTACCCAATAGTTACTACCAGTAGTATTTAATATATAATCATCATAATTAAATTTTAAATCTTTAATTAAATTTTTAGTTCTAAATTCTGTTAAAGTGAATGTTCCAGCATTAATATATGTTAGTAATTCTGTTTTATCATTTGTTGCTATAACACTTGATAAATCTCTTCCAACTGTAGGTCTAATAGGTGAACCAGTATTAGTCCATTTAATTGGAGTTATTTCATTATAAAAATATTTAGAATTTCTAGGATCATTTTTATTCATTTTAACCCATATTTGTCCTGGTTTAGTTTGTAATGAGTCTTTTGTTTTTATAGCATTTAATCTAATACTTCTAACATCTCTTTGATGTTCTTTTAAATATTTATTATTTTCATCAGCACTTCTTGAAACCATCCATACAGTTCTACCTACTTTATAATAATCGCCATATTCAAATGTTATTGGACTACTACCGTCAATTTGTGTTGGAATATCACTCGTAGTAGACTCTCCAACATTTAAAATATATTTTTTTCCTAATTTTGTAGTATCAATAGCACCAGTTGTACTATTTTCCTCATATTGATAAGCATTTGAATGAGTCATATTATTAACATTAGAATCAACTATATGATATCTTGGGTATAATTGATGATAATAAATAAAATTTGCAGAATCTTCAGCAACATCAGTAGTATAATTTGCTTCTGTTGGTATATAATAATAATCGTAAGTATTATTTGTAGTTGTGTTATTTGTGGTTATTTTAACATAACTATAAATATTTAATTTATTAGAAGATAACCCTATTTCTCTATTAGCTTCTATGCCATCTGTCCAAAGAGATGCTTTAGGTATAGTTGCAGGCAATGTAAATCCTGTGAAACTTCTATTACTTGCATCATCGTAATTTTCAGAACCAACAGAAGAATTTATTTGAGCAATGATACTTCCAGCGGTGGGTGTTGCACCAACTTGAGTTAAATCAATTGATTCAATTTCATATCCATATAATGGTTTATCTGTACCATATAATGTCCATTTTGTGCCAGAAGGAGCAATTGTTTTAGTAGTAAATAATTCAATTAAATCAATAACTTTCTGGTCTTCAACAGAAACATTAGTACCAGCGGCAACATTAGTATTAACTCGAGTGATAGTATCATTAATTTCTGCAGTTAAATCACGAATATTAGATTCACCATGTAAATTATTAGTGCGGTTAGTAAATAAATATCTATTCATTCTTTCATCATCTTGATCCATTTCTACCCATATTTGACCGGGAGTAGTACTAGTATCTCTCTCTCTTATAGCTTTTCTATGTATTTCTTTTAATCTATCACTATTTTTATCCTTTGCCTTATTTTTATTTATAGATTCAACGGCGGTTGTTCTATTTCCATATGTAGATGTATTGCCACTTTCACCAACAGAATTGAATGTTCTGCGTTCTTCAACACCAGGCAAAGACATTACATATGCTTCTATATAGTTATCGTATGAAGACATTAGTTGAATATTATCTAATATATATATATATAATTTTATTTAATAAATAAAAAAAAATGATTTTAATTTATTTAATAAAATATTATATAAAATAATGAATTATACAACAAACTCAAATTTCTTTAAAACATACGATAATATTGAAGAATGTATTAAAATTCCAAATAGTAGTAAAAAATTTGTAAAAGAAGTTAATAATAAAAAATTGAATTTAAGAAAAAAAGACACTATCCATTCTCGTAAAAATATGAGAAAACAAAATAAAGATTGGAAAGATTTTAATCAATCATAAAATTTTAAATAATATTTTTATGTAATAGATTCTATTTTATTTTTTTCATGACAAATAGATATTTAAATGAAGGTAGTTATGGTTGTGTAATTAAACCAGGTATAAAATGTATAAAAAAAATTAAAAAGAATACCATATCAAAATATTTCATAGATAAAAAAGAATGGTTAAATGAATTAAAGAATAATAAAATAATAAATAAATTTTTAAAAAAAGAACATATTGTAAAATTGATAGATTATTGCTCAACAATAAAAAAAGAAAAAATATTAATTGAAAATTGTAAATTATTAAACAAAAAAACAAAATATATATATAATATAATATATGAATACGCTGGTATTGATTTACATAATTTAATTTCAAAAAAAATCAAATTTAAGCAAATTTTTTTAAAATTTGATAAAATTTTTGAAACAGTTAAACTATTATCAGATAATAATTATATACATTTTGATATAAGATTGCCGAATATTGTATTAAAAAATAAAAGATTAAAATTAATAGATTATGGTTTAATGAAAAATAAAAATATACAGAAAAAGTATTTAAATAAACTAAAAAAAAAAAAAATTTATTATTTACCACCAGAATTTAATAATGATAATCTTAATTATTTATATATTAGAATAATAAAACTATTACAAAAAAATAATAGTATTATTTCTTATAATAAAAAGAAAAGAAAACAAATAATATTGATAATTAATTTTATTTTAAATAAATTAAAAAATAAAAATAAAATTCAAAAAATTGACACAAGCAAAATTGATATATATATGATAGGTATTGTATTACTTGAATTATTAATAATTTTAAATATTAAAAATAATCTAGATATATCAGATAATGAATATAATTTAATATTAAAATTTATTAAAAAGTTAATAGAACCTAATAATAAAAAAAGATATAGTGTAGATAAAGCATATGAGTCATATAAAAAATTAATTATTTTTATATAAAAATAAAATACCCCCTGAGAGGATTGAACTCTCAACCTTTGGCTTAGAAGGCCAACGCTCTATCCAATTGAGCTAAGGGGGCAATAAAATAAATAAATAGTTTTCAAAAAACTATTTAAGTATATTAAATTTAATATACAATATCATTTAAAATTGCTGGATGTTAATTATACAATTAACTTTGTTCTTATTTAGATATTATTAAAATTGCTGGATGTTAATTATACAATTAACTTTGTTTTTATTTAGATATTATTAAAATTGCTGGATGTTAATTATACAATTAACTTTAATTATAATTTTGTTATTATAAAAAAATAAAAAATGCTCTCAGGGAGACTCGAACTCCCAATCTTTGGCTCATAAGACCAACGCTTTAACCGATTAAGCTATGAGAGCATGTGATGCAATTCCTTCACATCTATATATATAGATAAATTCTTATATACTTTTAATTTAAGTTATATAAATATAAAATCATAAGTATATTTATATATATAAAGACTCTTATGCCTAGAAAAAAAAGAGTTCAAACTATTACGGAGGAAAAAAAACAAAAAAAAAATATAATGAATACAATGATAAATGATAATAATGAAGATCATATAATATTACAACTTCCCATTAATAAAAATAATATTAATAATATAACAAATATAGATATTAATACTATAGACCCTATACCATATGATGATAAAGAATGTTATTTTTATTCTGATAATAAAATTATAGACATGTCATATGATAATTTACATAGAAATAAAGATGATGATAATTTTATACATTCTAATAATAATGAAACCCTTAATAAAGTAAATAAAAATATTGAAAATAAAAGTTGTTGTTTCTGGTGTATTCATCAAATCGAATATATGTCATATGGAATGCCGATGTCACATGATTTTCATACAAATACTTATTCGTGTCATGGGTCTTTTTGCTCTTTAGAATGTGCTAATGCATATAATTTTTCTATAAATTCTGGTTCTGATAAAGTTTGGGAAATTAATAGTCTTATTCAAATGATGGCAAAATTATATAATTTAAAAATACCGGTTAGACCCGCACCATCAAGATATTTATTAAATATATTTAATGGTGGTACAATGTCTATTGAAGAATATAGAGAATTGCATAAAACAACTGATACATCCTATGTTTTAAATTTACCACCAATGGTAAGTATAATATCAAATTACGAAAAAATTAACACATCATATATTAAATCATTAACAGAAAATATTAAGAAAAATGATATAACACAACATTTATCAGTTAATGAAGGAACTAAAAATATCAATATATTTAAAAAATAAAAATTGATTTTTTATTTTTTAAATATATTGATATAAATGAAAGTATATTTTACAAACTATAAAGTTTCAACAATTACTTGTAATGCTAATATTGGTAATGATATTGATATTGATTTATCAATATTATATGAACACATAACTCCAAGTGAAGAAAATAATAATATTATATGGATACAAAATTTAAGAGATAATTCTCAATTTACGAAAGGAACATATCCAAAAAAAATTAGAAAATCAAAAAAGAAAAATAAAAAAAAGAATAGATTTGATAATCAAATAACAATTATATTTAAAATTGATATTAACTATATGCCAAATATTAAAATATTCAAAAATGGTAATATACAACTTACTGGAATTAAAAAAACAAATGATACAGAATATATAGCATATCACATTATAAACAAAATCAAAGATATTTATAATAATATTGATAAAAATATTGACAAAAATAATAATAATGATTTCATTAGTTCTTTAGAATATTCAAACTTTAAAATTAGAATGATTAATACAGATTTTAAAACATATACTGATGATAAATTTAAAAATAAATTTATAATTAGAAGAAAAGAACTACATAATATTTTGATAAGTAAAAAATATAATAATAAAAGTAGTTTTCAACCAGGAATATATCAAGGTGTAAAATTGGAATATTATTATAATAAAAATAATGACGGTAAATGTATTTGCGAGTTTCATTCATTTAATAAAAAAAATATTAGTACCGATTGTAAAAAAGTAACTGTTGCTATATTTGAAAGTGGAAGTGTATTAATTACTGGAGGAATTACATTTGAACAAGTTCAAAGAGCATATGAATATATTACATCAATCATATCTGATAATGCAGAAACTATTTACAAACCGGAATTAAATATTATAACATAATATATTATATTTTTCGGGATTTATAAAATTATATTTTAAAGGTTTTGGATTATTGCCAGGTCTATAAGAACTTGGAATGTGATTTTTTGCATAAAATTGTTCTGCATATTTTTCAGCAGTTGGTTCTATATATGCGAACATTTTTTCAGAATTTATTTCATTATCTACGAAGCTATAACTACTCATTTGTATAAATTTATTTCGATTTATCTAATTAAATAAATTATTTTTTTTTTAGTTATATTCTTTATACATATCATTTCCTACTTTTTTTGAAGCATCTTCAAAAGTCATTGTATTATTAATTATTTTTTCTCTTAAATCTAGCATATAATATAATGTATCCATATTAATATCCTTTTTTAATGACATATCAGACAAAAAAGGATATCTTTCAGTGAAAAATTTATAATTTGTTTCAAAATCTTTTTTGTCAGTATCGCTTATACTATCTATATTATCTATATTATATTTTTCTCTTATTTCTTTTATTATTTCTAAAAGTTTAGCATTTGTATATCCATCTTTCACAAAATCAACATTACCCTTATCTCTTTTATTTTTCATTTTAATATAAAATATTATTTTTTTTTTTTTATATAATTTCTATCCAATTTTCTGGAAATAAATCTTTTAATTCCTTGTCTTTATTTGCCGGTCCAAACCATTTTTTTGGATATAAGATATACTTTGAATTTGAAAAATATGCACCAAACCATGAAAATGTACTATTTGCTATTATAATATTATCACAATTTGATATTAAAAGCATTTGTTCATAATTTGTGATATCATTCGATATTTTTATAAAATCACATTTATTATTATTACTTTTCAAATTTATTATATATTTATTAACTATATCATCATCACATTTTTGACAAAAATATAATATTTGATATTCATTTGTATTATAATTTATTAATCCATCTATTTTTTTTAATGCTTTATTATAATAATCAATACTCAATATTGGGTGAAAATTTTGTAAATTATAATAATCACCAATTCTAAAATGAATCCCTACTGTCTTTTTATTAAAATATTCATTATATTTATTTCGAATATTATTCTTTTTTATTTTAATATTCAATAAATTATTAATTTTATCATAATGTTTTTTAAAATATTTATCACTTTGAAAAAATCCATTTATATATATATCTTTTTCTTTATTAAAAATAATCTCATCATAATGAAATTTTTTTTCATTATATAAATTATTATTATCTTCTAATATTTTTTCATTTGATATATTTGTTTTATTATTTAATTCTGATAAAAAATTATCAAAATAAGTTATATTATCACCAAAAATGGTATTACTATTATTTTTAATACATATTCTATAATCTAAATTGTGTTCTAATGATAAACTAATTCCGTTAAATATTTGAAATAATTGATTTCCTAATTGTGCTCTTAATACTATATATATCATTAAATCTATATAAATATATATTGTTTAAATAATAATTATGAAACATATTTGGATTAATATTGATAAAAATGAAAAAAGAAAAGCATATATGTGTAAACAATTCAATGAAAATAATATTGAAAATATAAGAGTATCTGCAATAACTCCTTTAATGTTTGATAAAGTTTTACACAATAATCATACTAGACCATTAACATGTAAGTATCCTGGTTGTATTACTTGTGATTATGAATTTGCATGTTTATGTAGTCATATTAAAGCAATGCAAGAATGTTTAAAATATGAAGACGAATATTTTGTTATTATGGAAGATGATATTTCTCTGCCATTTTTAATTGATTATAATAAATTAATAAATTCAACACAAAAAAAATTTGATATACTTCAATTATTAATATTATATAATAATACTATTGAAAGTCTAAATAATGTTTTTAAAGAAAAAAACATTTTATTTATTAAATGGCAATATCTATTACCATCAACCGGAATGTATATTATTTCTAGAAAATCTGCAGAAAAATTAGTTACTATGTATTTTAATGAAAATAAATACGATTTTAGTAAATTTGATGGTCAAATTGTTGCAGATGTATTATTATATAAATCCGTTAATACCATATGTTCTACTATTCCATATTGTTATCCCAATATTGATATGGGTAGTGAAATTCATCCCGACCATCTTATAGAACATAAAAAAGCAGTAGATAGTATTAAAAAAGTAATTAATGAACATAATAAATATCCATTTGTCTTAAAGAAAATTATTTAACTCCAATATCATCAGTCTTTTGCAATCCATATGTTTCATCAAAAAAATATGTAGCTATTAATTCTTTTCTTTTTGTGCGTAATTTTTTACATGCTTCTAAAGATGTAGAAGTATCGTTTAACCAATTTTTAAATAATTTATTATAATAATCCGGACATTCAGCCATATACGGATATGAATTAACATCCGAGCATGCCAACATAACTGCTTCTTCTGCTAAACCAATTATATGTGAGAAATGTTTTGTTATACAATCTCTACATCTTTTATTTTTATTCGCCAAATGTTCTTCTAATAATATAGATTGTTTAATAATTTGATGCATATTATACTTGGGGTCACTTACTGGATCTATTGAATCACAACCGCTTTTTGTACAGGATTCACCATTGTCTTTTTCTTTAAATTCATGGTCATCTTCAATTGATAAACTATTATAGAATTCTTCGTTATTTAACAGACCGTTATTTTTTTTACTATCAATATATCTATAATATATTAGTACAATAAATATAGTAATTATTAATATCAATATTAATATATATTCATTTTCCATTATCTTTTAATATAATATCTCTATATAAATATAACAATATAATAATATACTACTTTAAAAAAAAATATTTTATCCTATTTTATTAGGAAATAGAAATAATATGTTGGGAGGTACTAGTTGTAGTAAAGTAGGTGGTAAAAAAATAAGTAATAAAAGTGGCGGAGATGGTTGTAGTAGAGTAAATGGTGGTGCTAAAAAAAAAGTTGCCAAAAAAGGTGCCAAAAAAGATGTTAAAAGAAAAAGAGGAGGTGGGTATTGTGTAGGCAATTTACATCCTTTTAGCGCGTCTGCTGATTCAGATTCTGTCGCGGGGACAGCACCAGCACCAGCACCAGCACCAGCACCAGCACCACCGTTATTTCAAGAGGTAGCTCAAGTAGCCGAAACATTTACTGGAGGTGCTAAAAAAAGAAAATCTAAAAAAACTGGAAAATCAAGAAAAGCGGGACCGTATGCTAAATTTGTCAAAAAACATTTCGCGTCTGTACAAAAGAAAAATCCTAAATTTAAAGCAACTGATTGCATTAAAGAATTAGCGAAAATGTGGAAAGCGCAAAAAAAATAGATATAAAATTATTTAAAAAAAAATGATATTTTATTTTTATAGAATCATTTAATTTATAATGAATGAGGAAAGATTTAATAATTTAGATAGTATTGTTCAAAATGTTATTTTAAACTTTACAAATAGAGCAGAAATAGGTTTTGAAAAATATAAAAAAAATATGGATAGAAATGATTTAACTATTGTTCAATGGATTGATCATTCAATTGAAGAAAAAATGGATGATATTATCTATATGCAAAAAATTAAATATGAATTGCTTAAATATAATATCTCAAATATTAAATCCTAAATTAGTAAGTATTCTTTCAACTGAACTATATTTTTCTATTAAATTATCTATTTTTTGATTTAAATTATTAATATTTTCTATATGCATATTTGAAAATATTATATCATCGTGATATTGACTTAAAATATTTTGTATATCATATATATTATTATTTAATGTAGTTGTTTCGTTTGTAAAATATTTTGATAATTTAATATAATTATCATTTAATGTTAATGATTTATAAGTATCATTAATATTAGAATTTAATTTAGAAGAATTGTATTGTTCGTTATATTGATTAAATAAATCAGTTTCAACATTAATATCAATATCTTTTGTTATTATATTACCATTTATTATTAAATTTTCATTATATATATTATCAATAATATATTTATTTTTTTCTCCTTGATAAATATTATCTAGAGATAAATTTTCTATCTTATTATTTATAATGTTGTTTGCATCAATTATATAATTTGATAAATTTGTATTATTTATTATTCTACTATTTTCGATATTCAATATATAGTTTGACATTGCTTCCTCAACACCTTTTGCTATTCTATTATTTAAATAATCACTATCCGCTATATTATGATTTGTTAATTCATCATTATATAAGTTACTATAAATACTACTCATATTATTATCAATATTTATATCAATATCTTTTGATATTATATTACCATTTACAATCAAATCATCATTGTATATATTTTTAACTATAAATTTATTTGTATCGCCTTGTATTACATTATCTAATGATATTGTCTTAATTTTTGTATCTACAGTTTCATTTATTGTTATCAACCAATTTGATAAATAATTATCTATTATACTTTTAATTCTATTTTCTAAATATTCATTATCTCCAGATATTATATTTGATAATCCTTGATTATATTCATTATTGTAATATTCTTGTAAATCTTGTTGAATATTTACATCAATATCTTTTGTAATTATATTTCCATTTATAACTAAATTCTCATTATATATATTACTAATTATAAATTTATTTATATTTCCTTGTTGTATATCATCTAATGTTAAGTTATTTATTTTATCATTTAATAATTTATTAATATCGTTTACATATTTTTCTGTAGAATCATTTATCAAAGTATCTATTTTTATTTCCAAATTTGAATTATTTCCAATTGTTGGTTCGTCAATAATAATATTTCTTAATATATTTGATATATTACCATATGTATCCCTTTCATCATGAAATGGATTAATAAATATATTACTATAATATAAATCTGTATAATAATCTGTATCGAATTCGAGCAAATCTATACTTTTTGCTTTTAAATTTCCTAATATAATTAAATCGTCGTTATAAATATTATTAATTATATATTTATTACTTGTCCCTTGTTCTACTCTATCTAGTTGATGTAATCCCATTACATGTTTAATATTATTGACATTATCTAAGATATCAGTAAATTGTGCATTTGATAATAATAAATTGGAATTTTTATAAAAATCGTAAAGTCTTTCTTCTGTATAAAATAAATTAGAACCTTCATTTAATTCGGATGTCGTTTTATCATTTAAATTAATATTTGTAATTTTTTCACCATTACCGATAAATTCTGTACATCTTATTTCTCCGTCAATATCAATATTTTTTTCTATATTAATTTTATTTCCTATAAATCCATTCTTATTAATTATTAATATATCTTCGTAATTATTTGATATTTTTAAAACATCTCCTTCATCCATTTGTTGAATATTTATGGAATCATTTATACCATAATTGATTATATTAATACAATCAGAATTATATATTGATTCATTTATAATTGTTGCATTATTATTTAAGATTGTATTATGTGATTTTAATGTCCCTTCTATTTCTAAATTGTCATCATATTTATTACTATTAATATATTTATTATATAAACCTTGATTTATTTTATCTAAACTAATATTTACAATATTAATATCAAGTAAATTAGATATATTTAAATTAGAATTAAAAATATCTGTTAAATTTTCCTCTAATATTGTTATTCTATTTATATTATTATCTATTATTTCATTTATTATATTTGAATTATTATTTAATCTTATTATATTCGAATCGTTATCTATACTTGTTATAAAATCAATATTATCTATTTTATCAATTAATATATTACTCGTTTCATTAATTTTATTACTTAATTGTGTTATTAATATATCATCTACATTTGCAATTAAATCTAGATTATTTATATAATTTACTAAATTATTAGATGTTACATTAATTTTTGTTTCAAAAATATTTGATACTTCATTATCTATATTTAATATTATATCATAACTATTTATATAATCAATTAATTCATTTGATGTTATTATAACTTTATTTAAAAGAATATTTGATACTTCATTGTCAATATTTGCAATTAAATCATAATTACTTATATAATCTATTACATAATTTGATATTAAATCTATTTTATTATTTAAATTATTTGAATTTTCAAATAATTCTATTATATTATTTGAATTTTCTATTATTATTTCATTTGTATTAATGAATTCTATTATCGTATTAGAAGTATCATTAATTTTTGTATCTAAACTATCAACAATATTAGATAATTCGATTTTATTATTATTAATTATTATTTCATTACTATTAATAAAATCGATTATCATGTTCGAATTATCATTAATTTTAATATCTAAATTATCAACAATATTAGATAATTCAATTATATTATTTGAATTATTAATTATTATTTCATTACTATTAATAAAATCTATTATCAGGTTCGAATTATCATTAATTTTAATATCTAAATTATCAACAATATCAAATAATTCAATTATATTATTTGAATTATTAATTATTACATCATATTCATTAATATAATTTATTAAACTATTTGAAGATAAATCAATTTTATCTTGAATATTATTTAAAATGGTAATATCAATATTTCCAATAATATCATAATTATTAATATATGTTATAATATTATTGGAAGATTCATATATTTTTTGTGTTAATTCATTTGATATAACATCTTCTATATTTAGAATTATTTCATAATTATTAATATAATCTATTAAACTATTTGAAGTTATAGAAATATTGTTTTCAATTAAGTTTGAAATATTATTAATACTATTTATAATTTCATTACTATTATTTGATAATACATTATTTATATTATTACTTGTTAATATTATATTATTAGAATTTTCATCTATTTTAACATTAAGAATATTTGATGCGTTATATAATTCAATTATATGAACATTATTATCAATATTGTTTAAAAAATCTAAATTATTAATAATATTTATTATATCATTTGATGTATTATATATATTACTATTTAAATAATTTGATATATTATTTATTAATATATTTTCGTTATTAAGTTTAATAATAAGTTCATTCGATGTTTCATTTATTTCATTCGTTAACAAATTTGAAACTTCATTATCTATATTTATAATAAAATCATAATTTTCAATATAATCTATTATATAATTTGATGTAATATCTATTTTGTTATCAATCAAATCATATCTTTCATACAAACTTAATATATTACAATCATTATCAATATTTGTATTAAATTGTATATGGTTTATATAATCAATCAAACTATTAGAATTATTTTCTATTTCTTCTTCCAAACTATTTATTATTGTATCATCAATATTAACTATTAAATCATAATTATTCACATAATTTATTAAATTATTTGAAGTATTTATTAAACTTACTATTATATCATTTACTCTTGTATTAATTAATATTTGATTATATTCATTAAAATCATTTATTTTATAATCAAGATTATCAATTTCATCTACGAATAAATTTGAATTTTTTATAATATTATCAGCCAATATATTTGATGATATTTGTAAATTATTTATATCATTAAATATATTATTAAAATATTCATTATTACAAGTATTAATATTATTAATATAATTTATAATTTCATTAGATGTTATATTAATATTACTGAACACTATATTTGAAACAATATTATCAATATTCAATTCAAAATTATAATTATTGATATAATCAATTAAAGAATTTGAAGATATATTTATTTTATTTAATAATTGATCTGTGGATTCATATAAATTTAATATATTTACATTATTATTTATATCAACATCGAAATTATGGATATAATCTATTAAATTATTTGAAGTAATTGAAATTTGATCTTGAATCTGTGTTATAACTATATTATCAATATTTGCTATAAATTCATAATTATTCATATAATCTATTAAATTGTTTGAAGTATCAATTATTTTATTTGTTAATTCGTTCGATAATATTATTCCTCCCATATTTATATTATTATTACTCACAAAGTCAATTAAATTATTAGAAGTTATTTCAATATCATTATTAAATTTATTTATAACATCAATTATATCTTTACTAATTATGTTACTATTATCGCTAATTATTATTTCTAAATTTTCTATATTTGATATCAAATTATTTGATAATAATTCTATCTTATCATTGAGAATATTAGATGCTTCGTATAAATAAATAATATTACTATCGTTTTGTAAATCTTCTAATAAATCTAAACTATTAATATATTCAACTATATTATTTGAACTTAATAGTATTTTATTATCAAGTTGTTCTACTACTAAACTATCAATATTTCCAACTAAATCATAATTATTTACAAAACTTATTATATTATTTGAAGTATCATTGATTTTTGTATTTAAAGTATTTATAATTGCATCATCCAAATTATTAATCAAATCAATATTATTAACATAATCTATTAAACTATTTGATGTATTATTTATTTTATCATTTAAATAATTACTACCCGATTGTAACTTAATAATTTCATTACTATTTTCAATTATTTTTTCAAATGTATTTATATAATTAATAATATTATTACTATTTGATATTAATTTATAATCAAATATATTTGAATTTTCATTTATTATATTTACGGTTAGTTCTTTTTCTTCTAATATTCTTTCTATTATTATGTTCGATGTTATATCAATTTTATTTAATAAATTATTAGAATCAATTACTCGATTATCATCTATATTATTTAAATTTGTACTTATTATATTACTTAAATTATTAATGTTTGATGTTAAATTATTTGAACTTTCATTTATTCTTTCATTTAATTCTATTGTTATTAAATCATTAATATTTGCAACTAAATCTAAATCATTAATATAATTTATTATATTATTTGAATTATCTACTAATTTATTATCTAATAAATCATATCTTTCATATAAATTTAATATATTTACATTACAATCTATATTGTGTTCATAATTATGTATATAATTTATTAAACTATTAGATGTATTATTAATTTCATCAATAATCATATCATTTAGATTTATATTTATTTCATATTCATTTATATATTCGATTAAATTATTTGATAAATTTAAAATATTTTCATTTAAATTATTTGATGAAATTTTATCTAAAATATTTATTGAAGTAATATTACTTACATTAATTATATGTTCAAATAAACTATCTGTATTTGAACTTAATGAATTTTCAAAATAATTTGATATATTTTCAATATTATTTTCAATTAAATTTGTATTACTAATTATTAATTCGCTAAAATAATTACTACTATATAATATATTATTTGAATTATCTTTTATTTTACTTTCTAAATTAATTAGAGACGAATATAAATTATTTATATTACTATCATTATCCGTATCTGCTGTTAATTCTAAATTATTTATATATTCTATTATATTATTTGAACTATTTGATACTATATCTTCAATATCATTTATTATAATACTATTAATATTTCCAACAATATCGTAACTATTTATATAACTTATTATGGAATCATTTGTATCTTCTATTTTTTTATTCAAATTAGAATTAAAATAATTTATTAATTCATTTGAATTAATTATGATTTTCTCATCAATCCCATCCAATATTTCATTATTAATATTTAATACAAAATCATATTCATTTACATAATTAATTAAATTATTAGATACATTATTTATATTAATTAGTAATTTATTTGAAGTATCATTTAAATCGTTTGATATATCTATATTATTAATATAATCGACTAAATTATTTGATGTATTATCTAAATCATTTATTAAAGCAGTCTGAACCCCATTTATTTTATTTAATAAATAATCATTTTGATTTATTAAAATATTATTACTTAATTGCAATTCATTTATAATGTTATTTGATGTTATTAGAATTTCACTTATTAAAAAATTTGAAGTTGTATCCAATTCTATGATATTTACATTATTTTCAATATCTAAATCTTTTATAAATAATACTATTTCATTTGATGTATCATTTATTGCATTATTTAATTCAGTTGCCAATAAGCTATCAATATTTCCAACTAAATCATAATTATTTATAAATTCTACTACTAAATTATTAACAAATTGCAAATCTATATTTGAAGATACATCTATTTCATTTGCATAATTTATTAAATTATTAGATGCTATATTAATATTTTCAATTAAATTATTTGATAAATTATCATTTGCAAAATTATAACTGGTTATATAATTTATTAAATTATTTGATAAACTTTCTATGTTATTATCTATTTTACCATCTGTTATTTGAAATGATTCAAATAAATTATCTGTCGTATTATTTATACCATCTCTTATATCATTTACATAATTTATTAATATATTCGAATTTTGTTTAATATTGTAGTCATTTCTGTATATATCTGTTATTAAAGAAGCATAAGTTGATGTTATAGTTGATTCTAAATTATCTTCTATAACACTTATATGTTGTATTAAATCATTTGATGTATTTTTAATTTCATTATTTAATTGTGTCGCTACAACACTTTCAATATTTGCTTCTAAATCTAAATTATTTATATATGCTACTAGATAATTTGATATATTTTTACTATCTTCATTTATATATTCTATTAAATTATTAGAATTATCCTCTAATGTAATATTTAAATCTATATTACAACTTTTCAAATATAATATATCATTACTATTATTGTTTATCTGTAATTCTAATCTATTTGATACTATATCTAATTCTTCTGATATATCAATATTATTTACATAATTTATTAATTCATTTGATGTTATTATTATTTCGTCATTTATGTCATTAAAATTTAACAAAATTTTATTATTTGTATAATTTATTAGACTATTTGATGTTTCGCGAATATCATGCAAATTACTTGTCGCATCTATAAAGTTTATATAATTTATTAGACTATTAGACGATTCTATTATTTTTTCGTTTAGTAAATTTGATGCTTCATACAAGTTTTGTATATTACTTGTATTATCTTGATTTGTTATATAATCAAATAAATTTGTATAATTAATTAAATTATTTGACGATTCTATTATTTTTTGATTTAATAAATTCGATGCTTCATATAATGTTTCTATATTACTATTATTATCTTGGTTTGTTAATATATCATATAAATTAATATAGGTTATCAATTTATTAGATGTATTATCTATTTTTTCATTTAATTCATTTGATGTATTACTTATATTATTTATTAAAGTATTTACATTGACTTCAATTTTATCATTTAATAAATTAGATGTACTTCTTATTATATTTTTAACAGTGTTATCTTGAATATTAGTAAAATTTATTAAATTATTTGATAAACTTATATTTGAACTAATTATTATATTTTTTAATTCTGTTTTATCTAAAAATAATTCATATAATAATAAGTTATTTATTTTTGATGATTCTTTATTTACATAATCAATTATATTATTACTTGTTAAAAATATTTGATTACTTAATTCATTTGATGTTAATAAAATTTCATTAAAATTTAACAAAATTTTATTATTTGTATAATTTATTAGACTATTTGATGTCTCACGAATATCATGTAAATTACTTGTTGCATCTATAAAATTTATATAATTTATTAGGTTATTTGATGATTCTACTATTTTTTCGTTTAGTAAATTTGATGCTTCATATAAATTTTGTATATTGCTTGTATTATCTTGATTTGTTATATAATCAAATAAATTTGCATAATTAATTAAATTATTTGATGATTCTACTATTTTTTCATTTAGTATATTTGATGCTTCATATAACTTTTCAATATTACTATTATTGTCTTTATTTGTTAATATATCATATAAATTAATATATGTTATTAATTGATTTGATGTATCATCTATCTTTTCATTTAATTTATTTGATGTTATTAAAATTTCATTAAAATTTAACAAAATTTTATTATTTGTATAATTTATTAGAGTATTTGATGTCTCGCGAATATCATGTAAATTACTTGTCGCATCTATAAAATTTATATAATTTATTAGACTATTTGAAGATTCTATTATTTTTTCGTTTAGTAAATTTGATGCTTCATATAAGTTTTGTATATTACTTGTATTATCTTGATTTGTTATATAATCGAATAAATTTGTATAATTAATTAAATTATTTGACGATTCTACTATTTTTTCATTTAATAAATTAGATGCTTCATATAACTTTTCTATATTACTATTATTGTCTTGATTTGTTAATACATCATATAAATTAATATAAGTTATTAATTTATTTGATGTATTATCTATCTTTTCATTTAATTCATTAGATGTATTACTTAAATTTTCTATTAAATTATTTGATAAAGAACTTATATTTGATATTGTTAAATTTGATGCTTCAATATAATTAATTAAATTTAAGTCTTCTATATAATCTATCAAATTATTTGAAGATATATTTATTTTAGCAACTATATTTAAATCAATGTTATCAATATAATCTATTATATTGTCGTTATTATGATTTACTAAATCAATAATACTATTTGATGTATTGTTAATATACGATGTTATTATTATATTTGAATTAATTATTAAGTTTGATCTCCTCATATCAAACAAATAGTTTGTTGTTATTTCGTCGAGTAAATGTTCGGATATATTTTCAATATAATTAGATATATTATTATTTAATTTGTCACAATAATTTGAATTATTAATTCTATTCAATTCTATTGTTGTTGATAATATATTAGATAATTCAGTATTAGAATCACTAATATCGATTTTTAAATTACCTTTTTCTAAAATTATTTTATTTAATAAATCTGTTTCTACATCATCTATTTTATTTTCTATTCTCAATATATCTATACTATTTATTGCAATATCATCTATCAAATTATTACTACCAATTTCTAAATTTAATATTTTGTCTTTAAAATGTAAATTTGAACTATTTACATTATCTATTATTGATAAAATTAAACCATCATTAATAGTTACTTTATTATTTATAATTTTCAATGAAGTATCTATATTATTAACAACATCATCTAAATCTATGATATCAATTATATTTCCAATTAGTTCATTTGATATATTTGTAATATGATTACATGTATTTATATTATTATTTACAACAATATTACTAATTATTGATATTTCATTTTCGTTTAATAATGTTTTGTTATTAATTATTTCAATTTCATCCAAATTTAATACAAATAATTCTTTTTCAATTATTTCTAAACGCTTATCATATTCATTTGTTACAGACCAATTATTATTTTCATATTTTAAAGTACCTGTAAAAAAATTTATTTCAGAACTAAATGGTATATCTAAATCTTTAAAGGGTAATTTATATTCTGTTTCACTATTACTTAGATTTAATATTTTATATAATAAAATAACCAATCCATCCCCACCATTCCCTCCATTATTTATACCTCCTTTCCCTATATTTTCTATATAATATTGATTATCACTATTTGGCGGATTTATTGGAACATCACCATATAGAACTGTATCTGATGCTACAAGTACTGCATTTTTTGTATAATTTTTATCATAATAACCACTTCCTCCACCACCAGAACCAACACTTCTTCCATATAATGTACCACCACTACCTCCACCCCAATATCCGGCACCCCCACCTGCTTGACTTGTACCACCACCTATAGAAATTATAGCATCTCCACCCTGACCTCGTGTACCATCATTACCAATAACATTTCCCATACCACCATCTCCACCTTTTATTTGTGTTCCGCCACCACCCATATTATTTTTTGAACTCGAATTGCTTTCTAAAATACTTTCAATACTACCATTATTTCCTTTTAACCCTCCTCCACCACCACCATTACAAAATTTACCAAATATTGATGTTCCACCCGCACCACCACCGCCACCAGATATTAAAATTTCATTTCCATCATCAATTGAATTAATATAAATTCCGGATTTTCCACCACCACTTCCACCACCCCTACCTCCTATACCACCATATTGATATCCCTCGTCAACACTTGAATTATATTGATTGCCTTTTCCACCACCACCAACATGTATATATAGTTTATCTATATCCGTTACATTAATAATTGCTGAAGAATAACCACCACTACCTCCACAACCACCATTTATATACCCACCACCTCCTCCTCCGGCACCCCAAACATATAAAAATACTTCATCAATCTCGGATGGAACATTAAAAATTTGTTCATTATTTGTAAAATTATACACTTTTGTAACTGTTATATATTGATTATTGTATTCTTTTCCTACATTTATTTTTTTAATATTATTTTCGTCTGTAATTATAATATTTTTACCAGAATTATCAGTACTCAATAAATTTTCTTTTATTACTTCTATTTTATTATTATTAATATGTAAAGTATCACTATCTAGTGGTATATTATTTATATTAAAATAATTACTATTTAATAAAATATTTTCAACATTATTATCACTATATTGTGTTATCGTATTTAATATTTTATTATTATCTGGATCCCATTCTAAACCATCTGTATTTGATAATATTATTGGCAATACATTTGAATAAATATTTTCATTAAATAATTCAATATTTGAACTGTTTTCAATTTTTTCTATGTCTTTCTCTAAATTACTTATGTTTTCAAATAATATATCCAAATTATTATTTACTAAATTAGAATTTAAAGCTAAATTAGAAATTATTATATTATTTTCGTTATTATTTATATCTAAATTTTCAAATTTATTTTTTATATTAACATTAATATTTTTAAGATAATTAATTTCATTACTAGTAATATTATTAATTTTTCCATTAAAATTTAAATTATTCTCTATATTTAAATTTCCATCATGTGTTAATGTTAATTTTCTTGAATTATTATTATCTATTTCT